ACGGCAGCGACCGTGCGTAGTTGGAATACCACGCCAACCCACTGCCTGCAACGTACTGACGGCGCGGATCGGCGGTGACCTTGCCGGTCGTGCCTGCGATCGGTGCAATGCTGCCGTTGGGGCTGCCGGGCGTGTCGCCGGTCGTGACGAGTTCTGTCAGGGTGTCAGTCATGTCGCCACTTCTCTATAAGCTCTTTGTAATCGGCGTCCATACACCGCATTGCCCAAACATGAGAAACCACTAGCCCAAGCAATCCGGCGGCATAACAAGTAATTAGATACACTAAGAACCATGCAATAGTCATCCGCGTCGTCCTCCGATCGGCTGTACTGCTGGGAAGCGCGCCGGGCCAGCGGCGGCGTTGAAGGCGACTGCCGGGCGGCGTGCGACCATGAGCGCAATCGCCCACATCATCACCCGATCATCGTAGTAGCCGCTCGGTGCGCCAGTTGATCCGTCCTTCAGTACCCGATAGATCTGCAATTCGTCCAGGGTTGCCTGGGTATGAATCACCGCGCTCTCATCGCGTAGCGCCGTGGCCAGCAGGTCGATCATCTGCGGCTTGGTCTGCGCGTTCGTGAGCCAGCCGGGCCGGTCATCGTGCCCAAGTGCGACCTTGGGCGTGTGCAGCGTTTTACACTTGACCAGTACCGCATGTCCGTGATTATTGCGCTCAACCGCCAGCGTGGCGTTGTAGGCGCGGGTGAGCAGATCGAGTGATACCGCGTACTCATCGGGCTCCCAGTGCCCATGCAGATGGAACAGTTCTTCCCAGGAGGCTGCATCAATACCCGTCGCCGCGCTATAGTCGCCGTGCTCTAGGCCTTCCGCCACATCCGCGCCGATAATCACCCGCTGGGTTGCCCTTGGTAGCGCGTAGATCGTGAGCCCCTCAATCACACGGAGCGCCGTTGGCCACTGGTTACGCGGCAGGCCGATGCGCACATTGCGCGCCTGCTTCGTTACCCAGTCACTGGTGAAGCGTACGCGCCCGCTCACTAAAAAGGCTTCCGTCGCGCTAGATGGGTATTCCTGTTTGACCATCGCCAGATCGGTGTACTCGGCTTCCTGATTAGCGTACCATGCGGCATCGCGCCCCGGCCTGCTCCACCAGGGGAGAAAGATCGCCTTGAAGCTGTTGAGTCCGCTACTGGCGCGTGTCCAGAGCCGGTGAAAGAGATTACCGATACCAAGCGCTGAGCTGAGCACAATCAACTGGCCACCTGCGTCGATCGTCGGCTTGAGCGCGGTGTACAGCGCATCGGCAAACATAAGCTTGGCAGCCTCGTCCAAGATGGCCAGTGACGCCGTGTAACCACTACCTGCGTTCGGCGATGCGGGCAGTGACATGATCGTTGATGTGTTCTCCCAGATCGCCTCTGATGTGTTTCGCTTGGTCAGCTTTGGCGCGCTCTCACGCAGCCAGGATGGCAAGCGATCATACAGCGCCAGAATGCGCCGTAGCATCTCGTTGGCCTCGGGTTGCCCTTTGGAAAATACCAGCACGACCTTGCCTCTTTGGAATAAACACAACCAGAGCGCGTACCCACAACAGATCCAGGAAATACCCAACTGGCGAGCCTTCAGGATAATAACCAATCGCTCGGTCATGAGCGCCCACATGACACCGATCTGTGCTGGCCAGAGCTTGAATGGCATCGTACCGCCGCCATCGCCATGCCCTTGTGCGTCGTCTATGATTCCGTAGTGATCGATGAAATAGGCGGCGTCGGCGCTACATTTGAGGTATTCAATTGTTCGCGCATCTGCTTCCGCCATAGCTCCAATTCCTTTGCCGCCTCGTCCTGCGCGGCGCTCGTGATGTCAATCGGCGCGCCGTCTGGGCCGCTGACCTCTTGGCGCTCTACGGGCTTGCCATAGGTGTAGGCGAGCAATAGGGTACGTGAAGCGCTGCGCACATCCCAATCATCGCTCATGGCATCTTCAACAAGTTTATCGATCACCTTGCGGCGCTTCGTGATCGGGAAGCGCTCATCAAGGAGGGCATTCAGCGCCTGCCGAGCCTCGCCGGGCTTGCCCCCAGGATTCCCTGATTGTCCTTTTTGAAATGGCATAGGTCAGTGTTCAACTTCAATGATGATCGTCGCATACCACCCGCGCCCCACGCGCACGATGCGCCCCTGCGCCAGCAGCCGCCTGAGCGCCCGCCGCACCGTCGCCATGCCGCGATAGTGCATCAGCGCAACGTAGCGCACCAGACGCTTCGCGGTCACCGCGTCGTCTGCGCTGGCGAGGTAGGCGACGATGGCGTCGGCGGTCGGTGGATGGCGGATGGTGGGGGTCATAATGAAGACGCCTCATACACCGACACACCAGGATCGTTATACAGCGTGTAGGTGTGCTTGTCAGTCGATGACGTGGTTGTCAATGTCACACACACAGGCCCCCGCATCGGCGGGGCAGGATGTACCCACCACGGATAGTAGGGCGTGGGCCGATACGTCCAATCAGGCACGGCGGCGGGGCTACACTGCGCACACTTTTGCACAGCCGGTGCCCATACCGTTTTACATACGGGGCATTGCCATCCTTGATTCATCGCAGCACCTTGCTCCACAGCCATGCGCCGATCGCACATCCGCTTGTCCATCCGAGTCCCGCTAGGAAAGTCAGCACCAGCACGGTTCCCACAACAATCCATGTCAGTTCAGGCATAGCAACTCCTTATCGACCATACATCCGCAGCCACAGCTCCGCGCAGACGCTGCCAATCCACCAGCCGCCGATCCATATCGGGATGAGCAGCAGCCACTTCAGCGCCGCCATAGCAGCACCCCGATGATACAGAGCGCGACGATGACCACGACGATCAGCAGCATCGCTTGGCTCATGGTGTGGCTTTCGCCGGAACGTACTCAGGCCAGTGCCACGTCAGCGGCGCGCCACTCTCATCATGGCGACATGCCATATCCCAGAGTGTCAAGCCTTCCTCCATCATCAGGAACGCATAGAGCGCGATAGTATCGCCGTCGCCGGGATCGATAATAATGGCTGGCCGGTGTTTGCCCGAATCAGCCACATAATGCACCACCCGCCCAACGCTTGGTACTTGCTCTGCCATTGTTCTCATCCTCCGTTACGGGGCTTTCCGCAGCACGGTCACATCGACCGGGCATTCTTTCGCGCGACTGAGAAAGAACCGACGCGAGCAGATCGCCAGCGCGGAGTTGGCGTCCAGTTCCACCAGCCGTGCTTTCTGATGGCGCTTCAAGTCGATCGTCTGGCTCACATCAATCACGGTACACACCCGCGTCACACCTGTGCGCACGCCCGTCACCCGCACCCGCGCGCCGATGCCCGGCCCGTCTATCGCCATACCGCACTGCCCCACGACCCACGGAATGCCGCGCTTCTTGGCGACTCGGCGCATCACGCCCAGATCGTAGCGACCTGCGATCATTCTCGTGACCAATGCCTTCTCCACAGCGGGTGCATCCGGCACCGCAGGGCACAGGAGCGCGGCGCTCACGAGGAGGCACCGCAGCAGCGTCACTTCGACGCCTTGCAATCAGCCGCCCGTTGCGCGAGCAGTCGCCCGGCGCCATCGTCACCAGATGCCTCGTTGACGGCGGGCGTGTGTCCACGACACCACTGCAATGCTAATTTGCAATTTGGACATATTGCATACATGCCATTGCTATCCACGATCTTCCGTTGCGGCGCGGCGGGCGGCTTCACCGACAATGGCAGGGTGATATCCAGTTGCATACGGATCTCCTATTTTAGATGCACCAGCAGCGGCGCAAGGATCGCGCAGATGACGATGCCAATCACGATGGCGGCAACGATCACGCGGTGCCACGGCGGCGGCGCATCATTCACGCTAGATGCGATCGAGCCCGGTTTTCGCATCGGGCGGCAAAATCACGGTGGTATCGCCCGTTGGCGTGATCTGCACCGGCCCGGCGATCGTTGTGCCGGTCGGTGTACCGCCATGGGCGATCGCGGGCCCGACCAGCGCCGCAACCGCCTGATCGTTCGTCGCCTGCGCGCGGCCAATCTCCACGCCCTCCGCTTTTGATGTGGCCTTGTCGAGCTGCCCCTGGCTGGCGGCGGCGGCGTTCAGTGCGTCAATCAGCTGGGTAATCCGCCCATCAACCGCGACCTTCAGCTCAGTCGTGAGCGAGGTGTTATCGTCAACTTTGGCGTTCGTGTTATTCAGCTTATCATCGACTTTTGTGATCTTCTCTGCGTTCCCGGCACTTTTGAGATAGGCCGCGATCTGAAAACAAATACCCCCGAACGCCGTGCTAAGGATCGTCGCCAGCGCGACTTTATCCTCACCTGCATAGAACACGAGAAGCAGCGTGAGGCCGACGCCGTAGATCACCGTGGCCAACCCGTAGAGAATTGTTCCGCTATCCATGTGCATGCACCAATACGTACCACGTAATTGTGAGGGCAATCGCCACAATCCCCAAGAGCGCCGCGCAGATGATGATTGTCGCCCATTGCCAATACTTCACCGCTTTGCGCAACTCTTGCACTTCGGTGTACACAAGATTTAATGCCGCATAGAGTGTTCTGCGTAAATCTGTTAATGCGGTGCGTGTCTCAGCCTGCACCGTACGCACCTCATCACGCTCTTGTGCAAAGTCACGGATAGCGCGCAGCACGTCGCGGTTATACGCCTGATCGTCGTCATCGACATTATTATTCCGCGTTGCCATGCCCACTCGCACGTAGCAGGCCAATAACGGCGCTTGCGGCCATCTCCGTACATCGGCCGATAAGATGCTCGGCAAACGTGCGCAGATCCTGTTCGCTCTGCGAGCGAGCATAGGCGGCAATAGCGGCATAAAGCGGGTCACTCTCAACCTTTGTCAGGGTTTCTGCTAATAGATTATCAGCGCCATTAGTGCTATGCTCGTTCATGTCGTGGCGCGCTCCCACGCGCTGCGATGTGTAGGGCTCGTCGGTCTGCTCAGGGCTGGCGAGCTCTCTGGTTGCCTGGCCTTAGTATTCCCCGCGCCTGCGCTCCTGCGCCGCCTCCAGCGCCCGCACGCGCTTGGCCAAGTCGTGCAGCGTCGTCTCGTCGCGCTCCATCATGCCGAGTGTGAGATTGCGGGTGAGCGCACTGGCGTCGTCCTGTGCCAGTTGCTCAGCTTGGATGCGGTCAACGTCGCTGGCGTGGAGCGCCTTGGCTGCCAGCTGTTCGCGCAACACCGTGATGTTCTGGCGCATCGCCGCCCCGCCCGATTCGTTGACCAGCGCGGCCACAATCGCACGCAGGGCCGCGACCAGCTGCGCCATGCCCCGGTCAAGCTCCCAGTGGGTTTTGTCGGTTGTCGGTTGCTCGCTCACGACACTTCTCCCTGAAAACGATCATCCGCAGATTGCCAGCGCGCCTCATTGATCAGTGCGGCCGCCTGCTCAAGCACGTCCGTCGTCCAGTGACGATCGGGCCAGTGCGGATCGCGGCACAGATCGCCCTGCATTGCGACGAATACCCCACGCACGATCAGGTGCCAGCGACCCATGCGCAAGACAACTTCTGCTATTTTGTCGGCGGGTTGCTCGCTCATCATGCCTCCATGATCGTATTGCCAATTGACAGAATCCGCTGGGTGTAGCTCGCACTCGGAGCCCAACGCCCGTTCAGCCCGTTGATTGTCGGCGCACTGCCGCGATACTTGGACGGCAGCGCCCGTAGGGACAGCGCGTCAGTGATGAGCTGCTGCTGGTCGGCGGTGCCTTGCCCTTGTGGGAGCGCGTAGGCGAGCAGCCTGCCGACGTGGGCCTTTGCCGCATCCTCCCAGGTATCGAAGGTCAAACCCTTGCCCGGCTCACCTGTGACGCCCAATCCTGCCGGGTTGCGGTTCGGACGGGTGGCCCATTGGCTGCTGAGATAGCTCGTTTCATGACACATCTGCGCAATCGCAATCAGCGGGTCGAGCCCTGCCGCGTACGCGAAATACGAGCGCACAATGCTGGCAACATCGTAGGACGTGTACGCGCCGTGTTCGTGCGCCATGATGACGGCGGCGCACTGCGCTTGCGTCGCGCGCGGCGGGGTGATCAGCACGCTGGCGTTCGTGAGCGGTGGGACGGGTGGTGGGGTGTTCTGCATGCGGGCGAGTGCCGAGCGCACCACGTTCATATCGATCATCTTGCCGGGGCAACTCTTGTTCGGTAAGCACTCGCGATGCCCAAGCACCTGGCTTGGCGCAATGTCGGCCCAGTCCATCAGCAGCAGCACGACGCCGTACACGAGGTCGGCAACGGCAGCCGTCCACGGCTCGGTGTCGTAGTTGCCGACCACTTCTATACCGATGTGATCAGGATTGCAGCCGCCCGCGTGGATGCCGGACATGGCTAGCGGGGTGCCAGCCCAGATCCCGGCGTCGGTCGGGTGTGGCACATCAGATGCGAGGAACAGATGCGGCCCAGCTGACCACCCCTTTGCGATGTAGTATTGCTTGGTGCCTTCCATCGTGGCACGCCCATGCCATTGCGCGCGCGTCGGCACGAGGCTGTGGTGCAGTGTAATGCCTTTAATCCACGCGGGCGGCTTGAACGGCAGCAGCGCAGCGCGATAGGCGGCAAGCGTCGGGTACCGAATGGTGTCCCATGCGAATACGCTCATGGCTCCACGACTCTCACTGGTAGCCAGCCGTGCGCTTCTGCGGACACGATGCCGTATGCCAATCCAATACCATACAGCGCCAGCGCAGCATGAGGATCAGTGCCCGCACAGGGAGCCATCCAAATCGAGTTGATCCAATAGGGCAGCACCTCAATGCGCAACCATGACAAAATGTCACTCACACAGGTACGCCATGTCGGCGCATCCGCGCCATATGTCGCGATGGCATCTCCCGTATCTTTGCGGTAAATAACTACATCCACTCTCATGGTGCCACCACCTCAATCCCACACGCGCAGCCAGGCGCGGCAAAGCGCGGCCAGACGCCATGCTGCCCGTAGAACGCCGCCGCCGACACGCTGTAGAGCGTGAGGATCAGCGACTCATCGGAGGGGGCGGGCTGGGGCAGGCGCGGAAACGCGAACGCGTGGTCGAGGCGCGGCGGGGCGACACGAGGAAGCAGTCGTGTGAGGGCGGGGGGCTGCGTTCGGCGTTTGGATGGCATTGCACACACTTGTGTGCGTCGAAGATCTTGCGCGTTTATCCTATCACAAGGCACCACGCAAAGCAAGTTACAATTGTGACAACTTCCGCCTCATTACTATTTACGATGCGAAGGAGCGCGCTATGTAGTGGCATAGAACGGATGTCTGTACGATATGGTATACTGTATTGAAAACAATCAGGGCCAGCGTCGAAGATCTTGCAATCTCGCCGTATGGCCCTGATTGTGCGTTGGGCACACAAAGACCCGGCGATCGGCTATACATCGATCGCCGGGTCTTTGCCTACATTGCCAGTTACTTTGTCTGGCGCTCCATCGTTGCCCGCTTTTCTTACGGAGCAGTCCTGATTAAACATTCCCGCTCGCGCGGGCGGGGCGTATCACAGGATTGGAGGATCGCGACGGAGTTGCACCGCCGTCTCACGAGGTTGCGCCCCGTGCGCTCTAGCTGTTGAGCTATTGAACCATTGGTGCCGCTACACTGGAAAGATCCCAGCTAACGGCATGACAACTGCGCGCCCTGGACTTGCACCAGGATTCCCTCCGTTGTGACCCGGATTACAAGTTCGGGGATGGATTATCAGTCCATCCGGTGGGGGTCGTGCTCGTTAGACTAACGCCGCATCCACAGGATACCATAGCGCCCCACCGTCGTCAAGGCACCACAACGCCGCCGTGATAAGCGACGGGCGTTGCGGGCCGATGCGGAACTGTGAAGGCAAGGGAGAGTGGAGTGGGGACAGTATAGCACAGGCTAGCGGGCCCATGCTCCCATCTCTACCATGCAATCCCGATACGCGATACTCGCGGCGTCGGTCGAATAGTACCACGCTTTCCACGAGCCATCTGGCAACTCTTCCAATTGGTAGATCTCTGTCGTCACACGGAAATACGCCTCTCGTGAACCGCTAGCGTGAACGTAGTAGCATGGAAACTTGCCCCAAAATGCCTCCTTGAAGTCGTGCGTTGTCGTCGTACCAATGGAATTGCTGTGCGTTTGTGGAAATTTCATCGTGTCCCTTCTTTCGTATTGTCCCGCACCCGCGCCGCCAGCCCGAACGCCGCCCCGCGCAGCGTGGCCACGAGGTGCGCCGGGTCGTCGGTGTCAAGCACGGACTCCAGCAGCTCGCGCAGCTCGGCCTCGTGGAGCGTGGCGACAGCGGCGCGGATCTCGGCACGGCTGGCCGGGCTCCAATAGTCGGGTAGGTCAGCGATGATCGTGCGCCACTCTGCGCGGGTATACGCCTTTTCTATGTAGAGCTCACCATTCATCGGGTCGGCGTAGCCAGCGCGCGCGAGGGCGGCGATCTCGGCGTCGGTCAGGGGTGCGTCGTTGGTGCTCACAGTACGACCTCCTAGTGCTTAATCTTTGTTCCACTTGATTGATATATGTGGCCAACGCTCATAATAGGCGTGACTTATGTCGTAGGAAACCTGCCACCAGCCGAGCCAAAAGATACGAAAAACAGGCCCGCTCCAATGTACGCCGATCAGGAAGAACGGCCATTTTCTCATCGCTCGCCTCGCTTCGTCGGCAGCCGCCGCCCGGCCATTGCGCCCGGCGTGTTGACGACAGTCGGCAGCAGATCGACCGCGCCGCCCTGCTTCCACGCGACGGTGAAATAGCCGCCGCAATAGCGGCACAGCACCGTGTCACCGGTCACGCGACCGCTCAGGTCGTACCAGGCTTGGCAGTGCGGGCACGGGTGGGTGGTGGTCATCTCGTGTTCCTCACTTCATCAAACGAATGCCGCCCGCGCGTGTAGCGCACACTGCGCGGATTGCGGCGCGGGCCACGCGGGCGCTTGGTGGGCAGGCGCTGCGGGTCGAATGGCACGGACAGGCGGCCTTCGGCAATCCAGCGGTAGATTGTCTTGGGGGTGACGCCGCACAGCGCGGCAGCTTCGCGGGCGGTCATGAGGGCACCCCAAACTTTTTATCGAGCATATCGCAGAAGCCATTAACCGATGTATTTGTGCGCTCGATCACCGTAAACCGCTCACCGTGCGCCACCCCCGCGCTGATCGTGAACAAGTAGTCGGTGTTGAGCATGTCGTAGAACGTGTCCAGTGTCATGCCCTGTGCAATAACTGTCAGGTGGTAGCCGCGATACTCAAATGCGGTTGTGAGTGTAATTACCGACGGCTCACGCATCACCCGCTCGCCCGGCGGCTCCGCGTGCGCGTCGGCCGCGGTGATCGGCGTCGTCACATCGGCGTAGCGCGACGGGCGCGCGCGGGTGATGGATTTCATCGGGGTGTCAGTCATCGGAATGCTCGCTTTCTTGTGGGGATTATACAATGCTAGACAAGATACAACACACAATTCTTTTCGTTTCGCGCCTTGCTGACCAAGATGCGCCGCTCAGCTGCTTCAAGCATCAACCGCATATCTCGGCTGTCGACCTGCACACATGCGGTCGCGGTCAATCCGACCGCTGCCAATCGCGCCGCCGCAATGTCGAGTACCTGATCGGCGTAGCCGACTGGGCAGCTCAGCAAGAGTTCGTCACCGCCGCGTTTCACAATCCGTACGTCGTCCGCGCGCCGGAATGCCAGGTGCCACACCCCGCGCACACGCCGGTCAGCCTCGCTGTGTCCGTGGGCGGTGTTAAAGGCCTTGAAGTTGTCAAAGTCCAGCAGGATGAGATCGCGGCGGCGGCGGTCGTGATGTACCAGGAACAGGCCAGCGGCGGCGGTCAGGATACCGTAATTCGGGTCGTAAGCCAGCGTGCGGATGACGGCAAGCAGGGCGACGATGATGGCGATGAGTAGTGCGATGATCGAGTACAATGTGTTAGGCCTTTCTGGAGGCTTAGGCGGTGCTGAGATCGAGTTGTAGCCCTCTCAGCACTGCCGATCAATTTTACGTGATTCCCTTGCCCTTCAGCGCGTCCCGGAGCGCCGCAAGGCTCTCAGCGGTACCAGCGCCCTGCGTGGGTGCTGGCGTGGGGTGCGTCGGCTGGCCGGTCTTGGCGGCTACGACCGCGCGGTCGAAGTCGGCGTGGGTGGGCGGGTCATTCGGCATTGGGCGCTCGCTTCAGCGTCTCAGCTGCGAGCGCGATGGCGTGCGACCATCCGCGCGCCTTGCCGTTCGCCAGCAGGCTGCGGGCGCGGCTCAGGATGCGTTGGGCATCACTCATCGTCATCAGACTCATCGGCATCAGACTCATCGGCATAGTCATGGGCGATGCGCCAGCAGATGTCAATTAACTGCTTCCTCGCGCGTTTTTCCTCGTCGCTCAGTTCCGTGTCGTCCATGTACTCTTGACAGTCCTTCAGGTCGATCAACGTGTTCTGAAACCGGCAGTAACTCATGTTCATCGTGTATCCTCTTTCTCGCTTGTCGGATTAGTTCGGATAATTACGCCCCCGCGAACCGCCCCGCCGCGCACAGCCGCCGCCCGAGCTGCGCCCGCATCGTGTCCAGCGTGGCTGCCGTGCGCGCCAGGGCAGGCCCCGTCAGCAGCCGCTCGGTCATATACGCCGACAAGTGGAGCGGCGCGGGCGTCAGCGGCTCATCGTCGGCGTCCAGTTCGAAATCGCAATCACCGGCCTGCTCGTCAAGCAACTCTAGCGCCAGCTCATACGCCCCGACGTGCCAACACGGCTTGCGAGCGGGGCAATCACACACGCCGCACGACACCGTGTACTGCGCGCCCGGGCGGTTCGCGCTCGTGACATGCAGGTCGTACATGTCCCAGGTCAGCTGTGCGCCCTTGGCGATGTTCTCGCACACGCGAGAGAGCACGGCGATGGCGGCGGTGTCACCGTGGCGCGTGGCCGTGGCGATGAGCTCGGCTGCGCGGTCTGCGATGCGGGCGGTGGTGGGAAGGATGTGGGTCATGATTGCTGTCCTTTGATTGCGATGTAGCACAGGCCTTTCGCCATCGCCTGTGCAATTGTCGGGTCGACGCCGAACTTGATTGAAGCGTTATACCGATCCTGTTCCGTAATTGTCTGGATGATGATCGTCCGTTTGTGCTTTGTGTGAGTGAGTTGGTTGTCGATCATCGCTAACATTACTTCCCCGCCGCCTTCCGTACCAGCTTGCTCTTGGCCGTGCGCCGCTCGCTCTTCGTGATGTCCAGCGGCGCCGCTTTGACCGGGCCACTGAACGCGGGGCGGGTGGCGGCGTAGGCGGCGAGGGCGGCTTTGGTGGCGTCGGTCATCATTGCGGGGGCCTTTCGTGTTGCGTTGCTTTGTTTCTGTGTTACCATTATTATAGCACGCCGTGTTAGTTTGTCAATACCCAATATTGCCTTCTTGACACGGATTATAGAATTTGCTATACTGAGCAGCACCAAGTATCATGCGAAAAGGAGCAACCTTATGCAGGTATCAAGCATGCCGGTCAAAAGCCGATTGAAATTACTCTTGTCGGAGAAGAACACAGAGCGTATTCGCGCTGGGGAAGAGCCTTGGAAACTGCGCGAGCTGGCCGAAGCCGCAAACCTATCACCATCAGTCGTGTCTGGTCTCACATCCAATCGCGCCAAACAGGTGCATTTCGACACGCTCTATAAGCTCTGTAAAGTGTTGAACTGTACGCCGGGGGATATTCTGGGGATTGAGGAGTGAGGCTTGTGTATAAAATTCAGACACAACAAAAGTCCCTGATCGAATGTTCGATCAGGGACTTTGCTAGACCATCGCTCCCGACTCTCGCACGAAGGGAGCTAGATCGTCAACATATCAGGGGTCGGTCGTGAGGTTATCCAGGTGCCAGTTATCGCCGCCCGTATTCGTTACGGTGCAGGTGTACTGCATCCTGATATTTGCGCCGAACCCGTTCTGTGAGTCCACATAGGCATGGTTGCGAAACTGAACCGCACTCAACTTTTCGGTCTGGGTATCAATCGAGGATGGAAATACCGCCGTGGCAGGTGCCTTCAGTCGGTCGGTCACGAACTGCTTACACATCAGGTATGCGCCGACCGCATCGGGTGCCGCTGGTGGCGCTGGTGCTGATGGCGCGGTAGCTCGGGGTCGAGTCGTACCCGCAACAAGCGCAACAAATACAAGAAGAACCGCTGCAATCCCACACACAATAAAAAACGGGTGTATCCCCTTTTTTACGGGCGGGGTCACAGATGCCAGCATCGGCGGCGCGTTCTCAAATCGCGCATTGCAGCTCGGACAGCTCGCGGCCCCAGGCGCAACCGACGCATGGCACACCGAGCATTGCGGGCCGCTGGGGGTCGCCAGCCGACGCGGCCCGCTCGGCAGTTCCCGCCCGCAGTACCGACACACAACCGCTGCCGCCTGAATTGTTTCTGCGCAGAATGGGCACTGCTTCGTTGTTTCGCTCATCGATTCCCCTCCGTGCTACGTTGCTATGCATGGGAACCGGCGAGCATGGCCGGAATAGTTTTGGCACGCAATTGTCAAGAGAGTAGAGCTTTTAACTATATCCTCACTTGACGGTGCAATATCAAAGGATTATACTTTTTTAACAATCCCCTACCTAGCGCAGTTGTGCGCTGTCTTTGCGCCCCTGGCTCCGTGCCTCGCACGCCCACCGACGCTACACCCAAAAGGATCGATGATGATGCGATTGATCGTTGGGCATGGCCTCTTCTTAGCGGCTGGGCTTTTTTCAGTTTCTTTTGACCGGTTCGTGTATCGACTCGCCTGTATCGGCATTATGATCGCCATGCGGGTACTTTGGATGCGTACGCGAACTCGTCGCACTACCCAGGATCTCGCCGACGCCGAGCGCGTTTTCGTGGCGGAACGTCAGCGGCGGGCTGCACATCGCGCTCGGCAGCGGCACGAAGTATACTAATCGTTTCAATAACGCGATCTAGCTCCTCGTCGGAAAGTGTAAGCGCCAGCGCTGCGAACTCTGCGCGACGATTCGGTTGTGGGTCTCCGTCAAACAAGAGACTTGCGACCTTTTCCACTTGCCCATGAATAAGCCGAACAAAACGAACCATCAGATCAAAGCTGGGGACGTAGCGCCCCGCTTCCCAATCTGATACCGTGCGCTCGACAACGCCAAGCTCCTCGGCGATGTCACGTTGCGTCAGCCCTGCTTCATTGCGTTGACGCTGAAGATAGACCCCTACTGCACTCATATTCATGTCCCTCAGTATCCCACATTACGCAATAAATTTCCATAGAAGCATACTTCTAGAAATATGCTTCAAAATGACCCCTTGAGAACCCTTTATACCTGTTGGCTCGGAAGTAGACTTCGTTTATACTGCTTCTATACCGGAAGTTCACTTCTACCAAGGAGTTCTCATGAGCGAGCCATTTGAAGACCGCCTCATGCGCGCCATTAAGCGACTAGGCAAAACAGAAGCAGAGCGCGCGGCTCGGCTCCAATGTACCGTGCGCGCCGTTGACTACTGGGGCGAAGGCAAGGGCTTGGCTGCCCGCCTCGCGCTACTAGAAGACCTCGGTGTTATCCGCATTCTTGACACCCCCGATCAGCAGCCCGTCGCCGAGCAGGTGGCCGCATGACACCCACCACCGCACCGCTCGAACCCCCGCCCGGCATGCCCGACGACGACGATGGCAGCCCCGATGGCGGCGGGCCTCCACGCCGCGCCGCACTCGCCAACGCGCGCTTTGCCGCGCAGAACTGGGCGAACGTGACCGGCGTGCAAAAGTACGTCGTTGAAAACGGCCCGTACGTGTTTGTCGCGTTGATGCCGATCTGGAGGATTGGCATCAACGCGACCTCGACGCGGGGCGGGCAGTCAAGTGGGACGTGCAGCCTGTAGGTTAGGGTAAATACTGACAATCGTAGTATAGACGGACGACGCCGCCCGTTCAATCCGGAACACGCACGATAAAGGGACGTTTTGTATGCACCCAATGCGGAAAAGTGTTGCACTCGATTGCGCACTGATCACGACAACCAGCGCGTGGGCCTTCTGGCTCGCGCAACACAAAGAGTTTGAGCCAGATTTCACCTGGGTGCAGGTCGTGGTTGGGACGCTGGTGTGTCTCGGTCACGCGCATGCGCAAGGGGTGGCGTCGGGTGGCGACTGGCAGGCACAGCAATGGCGTGTGGTGCGGTCGTTCATCGTCGGCGGCACGCCGATCATCATTGGCGAAATAGCCCAGTGGCTCGCCCGCCCCGCAGAACGTGCGCGGGTGTTACGCGATTTCTCGGAGGACTAAGACATGGCCCGAACGCGGCGATGGCCCGACGATGCAGAAGAAGAACGAACAGACGCCATCGCGTATTTTGTCGATTTGGAAAAGCTCGGACGGATGATCGAGGCACAGGCGCGACTTGATCCCGTTCTTGTCGAAAAGCTCGCGATTAAAGTCCAGCTGGCAGCCGCCTACGGCAAACACGTGCTTGAGATGGCACGACCGACGAAGCCCACGGAATAACGAAGCCACGCGGTGCGTAACCACCCGTGGCGCGGCACACAAGCAACTGTGGAGGCAGTCACCTATGAGCAATCCAAGTATACACCAAGACCGGCTCAGCGACACAACGACTTCCTACCTTGCGCGCATTGGCGAGACGCCGTTGCTCCGCCCTGCCGAGGAGCGCGCGCTGATGGCGCTGATCCGGGCGGGCGATGCTGATGCGACCGAGCGCTTTATCTGCGCGAACTTGCGGCTAGTCGTGAGTATCGCCAAGAAGTACACGCGACGTGGGCTCGACTTTGACGACCTCATTCAGCTCGGCAATCTCGGGCTGCTGAAGGCCGTCAGCATGTTCAATCTGGACGCAGGAACCAAGTTCTCGACCTACGCCGTGCCGTGGATTAAGCAGGGTATCCAGCGGGCACTGGACGACCAAGTGCGCGCGATTCGCGTGCCGGTGCATGTGTCCGAGTCGCTGCGCATGATCCGGCGCGCCTACAACCGCTTCGATCATGAGCCGACGCGGCAGGAACTGGCCGACGCGCTCGGCTGGTCGGTTGCGAAGATCAACGCGGTCTTGGAAGGCACCAAGGACGTGCGCAGCCTGGATGCGATGATCGGCCCAGAAGAGCATCAGCAGCCATTGGCCGACGTGCTGGCCGCGCCGCCGGAGGACTTCAGCGCGCATCCAGCACAGGCCGACCTACGCGCAGGCCTGGACGCGGCGCTCAGCGCACTACCGGATCGGACATCCCAGATGTTGCGCTATCGCTACGGGCTAGAGGACGGAACACCGCACACACTCGACGAGACGGGCGCGCTGCTCGGGCTGACCCGCGAGCGCGTGCGACAAATCGAGTATGAGGCACGCAAAACACTACGCGAGTCCTGCCAAAGTCTGCGCGTGTACATGGAGGCGGTGTAGCTATGAACACGCCATACGACGCCATCATGGCGCAGCTCGTGGAGATCTACGCCGCTGGCCGGGCCGATGCAACGTGCGGGCGCTACGCCGCCAGCACGCCCGAGATGACCGCGCTGCTTGACACGATCCATGCGGAATGGATGGAACAGCTGTGCCGCACGAGCGCCGGGCTACTGCCCTTCGATGACACGCACGAGCGTGCGGTAACGCCGGATTGGCTGCGGCGGATGCAAAGTAATCACCATGTTTGACAAAACACTGTCCTATCAAATCGACTGCATCGTCTATCTGCTAGAGTCGCGCCCGCCCTGGCCGGTGCGGATTATCCTACGCGCCTGGAAGCGCACCCTAGAGCGAAAGAACTAACCGATGAGCCATGCATCACTTCTTGATACTGCGCTCCATTATGCTCAGCAATTCGGCTGGGCGGTGCATCCGGTCAACATCAAAAAGAAGCCGATCACCGAACACGGACGCAATGACGCCACAACTGAGGAATCGGTTATTCGTCGTATGTTCCACAACGGTGCGCAGATTGGCGTGGCAACCGGCACCGAGAGCGGCTTATTTGTGTTTGATGTCGATTACGACGAAAAGCGCGGCATTAACGGCTATGAGACGCTTGAGTACCTTGAAGCAACATATGGCAAGTTGCCGCTCACCCCGCACCAACGCACCGGGCGCGGCGGCACACAGTACCTGTTCCGCTATGTGGATGGCCTCAAGAACAGCGCCAGCGCCAAGGAGATCGGTGCAGGCATCGACACACGCGGCGCTGGCGGCTACATCGTCATCGCACCGAGCCACAATACCAATGGCCCCTATGAGTGGATTGCGAGCCCCGATGATACGCCGCTGGCCGATGTGCCGGAATGGCTGGTGACACTGCTCAAGAAGCCCAAGCAGACCACACCAGCAGGCACCACAACCGCGACGGGGGATGATCGGGCCTACTGCCTCAAGATGTTGGGGCAGGCGGTCGCACGCTGCGCAACCGCTGCCGATGGCACCAAGCACGATACGCTGCTGAAGATGGCGACATGGATGGGCGGCTTTGTTCCTGCGATTTCGGATTTAGAGATCGAGAACGCATTGTTCTCCGCTGTGGCGCTGGTGGCGGATGACCCAGACGGCGCGCGTAAAACCATCCGTGACGGCATCGCCTACGGCAAAACGCGACCGCTGAATGTGCCGCCGTTGCGCACCGCGTCTGTGCGAACAGATGTGAACCCAGCGACGGGCGAGGTTATTGCAAAACCGCCTGTTGAATATATCCCAGGCCCACAGGAAGACCCCGAGAGCCAGCAAATTATCGACCGCCTAAAGCTCATGGGTTATTCCTTTCGACTGAACCTCTGCACGGATAGCATCGAGGTCAACGGCACCAAGATTAGTGATGTGATGGCAGCCGAGATCCGCACAGCGTTGCGTGACATCGGGCTATCTAAAAAGATAGCAGCTGCGGAGGATGCGTATGTTTCCTACGCAAAAAAGGACGCCTACCACCCTATTCACGATTACTTGAATAATCTGAAGTGGGACGGTCATGATCACATCGGGCAACTTACCAGTTGTATGGACAGTAGCGACCCACCGATTGTGTATCAGGACGGAACGATCGTCCCGCAACACGCCGTGTACATCTACCGCTGGCTGATCGGCGCTGTCGCCAAGGCACTCGATGCGCAACAGCTCATGATGCTGGTATTGGACGGTGTAACCAAACTCGGCAAGTCAACGCTCTGCGCGTGGCTCTGCGGCGGCATGCCGGATTATTTTATCGAGTCGAGCATCAACCCATCTGACAAAGATACGGATGTACGGCTGATCGATCGCTGGATTTGGGAAGTTGCCGAACTCGACGCCACCACGCGCAAGGCCGATCAGAGCGCACTCAAAAGCTTTATTACCAAGCGACATGTGACTGTGCGCAAATCCTATGGGCGCTATGACATCACGAAGCCCGCTTTGGCGTGCCTGATCGGGACGGTCAACAACTCAACCGGCTTCCTGAAAGATGACACCGGCAACCGGCGCTTCATGATTACCTGCCTCACCCGACTGGATTTCAGTTACGAGATGATCGATGTGAATCAGCTTTGGGCGCAGGCTGTTCATCTGTACCGCAACGGTGAACCCTGGAAATTGGTAGGCGAAGAGGAAGAAGCGCAGAATGATACAAACAAACGCTATGAAGAAGAAACGACCATGGCCGACTGGCTTGATTATTATTTTGATTTCGACCCTGAACTCTCTTCTACTGAATGGAGTTTAGCCGATTTGTTGATCGTGATGGCCGCTGAGTACAAACCGACTGGCACGGAGGCCAAGCAGACCGCTGAGCTATCCCGCATTTTACGCAGCAAGGGCGCAACGAAGAAGCATGGCCGCACAGGTAACCGCTGGGTTGGTATATCACGTCGAAGAGAGTCCCTGTGAACCCTCTGTGAACCCTCTACTGCGTAGGGTTCACACTTTTTAAGGCTTCCTGATGCGGCTGTGAACCCTGTGAACCCTGTGAACCCTATATACCTATATACCTATATACCTATATATAGCCTAGAGCAGCAGGGGTACACAACCGCACAGCCGTCTATGTTGTTAGCTTTTTCGGGTTCACAGGGTTCACAGACCGTTTCACCGCAACACAATGCTCTATCCTGTGTGAGCCCTACGGTTCACAGAGGGTTCACACACACACAAGAGGGTTCACATGAAGCAATATGCAATACCGCCAAGAGGGCGCACCAAACTGATTCCCTGCCTTGATTGCGGCGTGACGTTTGAGGATTTGAGCGGGCATCAACTGTGCGATGGTTGCCTGGTCGAGTATGTCAACGGCGCTGGCGAACTAGAGTACGACGAACTACCCACCGCGCCCACCACACGCCCGGCCCTAATCTTTATCGGCATTGCACGCGAGTATTGGCGTGAAGAGGCCGCACGCGGCTGCACAGCGGCGCTGGGACGGCTCCGCACGATCGTTGCGCAACGCGGATGCGACTTCGATGCGACGATGCGCGAGGTGGGGCTGTGAAATACAGTGTGATTACACTTGACCCGCCCTGGCCGTACGACCGCACAGCGGGGCAGGGCGTGGCGAACAAGCAGTACAGCCTCATGACGTGGGATGACCTATACGCGCTCGGGCCGCTGGTCAAGGCCGTGGCTGCGCCCGATTGTGCGATCTTCATGTGGACAACCGCGCCGCTGCTGTTTGAAACAGTGGACATGGTGAAGGCATGGCGGCTGCGCTACGTGACCAAGGCGTTCAGCTGGGTCAAGACCTACCGCACGGGCGGGATCTTCTTCGGGATTGGGAGCTACACCGCATCGAACACAGAGGATATGTGGCTGCTTTCCAATGGCACGCCAAAGCGCAAGGCGAAAAACGTGTCGCAGATTGTGCCGACAGTTGAACAGGCCGTCGTGACGCCGATGGGCGCGCACAGCGCAAAGCCCGAAGAAGTGTATAGCCGGATTGAGCGATTGATGAGCGGGCCGTATTTGGAGCTGTTCGCACGTCGGCAGCGACTTGGCTGGACGTGCATCGGGAATGAACTGGACGGCCTTGATGTGCGCGAGTCGTTGCGACGGCTTGCCGCTGATGAGACGTTGCCAAGCGTGGCGCTCGCCAGCCCGCAGGCTGCAATGGAGCTTGTATGACGCACACACCCAACGCGCGCCACCGGACGCCGCTGGCAGCCGCTGAGACGCCCGCCGCGCTGGCCGATGGCACGATGCCGTGCGAGGATGCGGTGGGGGTGCCGAAGCAGATGCCAGAGATTGGCGGCAATGGGTGGGGAACATCGTACACAGGAATACAGGCAAAGCGCTACAGCAAAGGCTACGACATGACCGCACCACTGAAAGCGCCCTACCCCTGGCCGGGCGGCAAATCCGACGCCGCGCCGCTCATCTGGAGCTATCTGGGGGATTGCGGCAATTACGTCGAGCCATTCGCCGGGAGTGCCGCCGCGCTACTCAGCCGCCCGCACGACCTCACCGGCAAGACCGAGACGGTCAACGACATCGATGGCTTCGTGGTCAATGCGCTGCGTGCCATCGCTTACGCACCCGATGAGACCGCGCACTGGTGCGACTGGCCGGTGTCTGAGGCCGATCTGACCTCGATCCATTTGTGGCTGAAAGCGCAACGCCCTGACCTGACCGCGCGCCTGTTTGCCGATCCCGAGTATTGCGATCCGAAGATCGGAGGCCGATGGCTGTGGGGCATCGCATCCTGGATTGGTGATGGCTGGTGCGTGGCCGATGGGCCGTGGATTGTGCAGGACGGGCTGCTGGTGGACAGGCGCACGATCGGGAGCGAGGTGGAGGGGGTGAAAAAGCAGATGCCGCAAATACAGGCGAAGAGCGCGCATCAACAACAGCACACAACCGGCATTCAATCCTACCGCGCACAGGGCGTGCCGCGCCAGATGCCGGTTGTGAGCGGCAACAAACCAGGCACCGAGCGCATGGGCATCAACACCTACATCGCCCCCGGTGCGCTGCTCGACTACTTCGCACGCCTCTCCGACCGCCTCCGCCGCGTGCGCTTCCTGTGCGGCGACTGGCAGCGCGCGGTCAAAGATAGTGTGACCGTCAACCACGGTATGACCGCAATCTTCCTAGACAGCCCCTACCCGACCGCAGAGCACGATATGGCCTATCACGCCGAACATGGCCGCGACGTGTGGTACGAGGCCGCACAGTGGGCCGTAGGGCACGGTGACGATCATCGTCTGCGCATCTGTGTAGCCGGGTACTACAGCGAGGCCACCGACGCGCTGTTTCCGCCGACATGGGCGCGCGAGCGCTGGCAGGCGCGCGGCGGGTACGCCAATCAAAAGACCGATGGGCGCGGGCGGGCGAACGCCAAGCGAGAATGTTTGTGGATGTCGCCGCATTGCCTTGACCCACTGGAACAGGCCAGGGACGCGCTGAGCAGGCCGGTGGTGGTGCGCGAGAGCGATTACGCGGGCACGCTGTTTGAGGAGGCCCTATGACTCAGCACTGCACCCACTGCTGGACACCGACCGCGCAGGCCCTGGCGCGCGCGAACGCCGCAACGGTGGCGCACGAGGTCGCACAGGCGCTGCTGGCACGGCTGCTGCGCGAGGCGACGGATGCGGAGAAGGAAGCGAAGGGACGCGATGACGACTGAACGCTATGCGGTTAAAATAGCCACAGCGGCGGCGATGCTTGAGGTGTCGCACTCCACGATTCGCGCCTACATTGCTGATAATAAGCTCCAGGCGATCGGCAGTGGGCGCGGGTTGCGGGTGTCCGTTGAGTCGATCGAATCCTATGCACGAGGGGAGCACCGGCAATGGCAAAACGTAAAAATGGCAAGGGTGGAAGTACCTACGGGGCCGGGAGCGTCTATCCGAATCCTGACGGATCGTGGAACGCCCAAATCTACATCCACGGCAAACTCATCCGGCGCCGCGAAGCCACTCGTGCCGCCGCTGAAACCACGCTCGCCGCGCTGAACGATCAGAAGCGCGAGGGTGTTGATCTCAAGCGTGGATTGCAGTCGCTCACCACGTTCGCGGATTACTGGTTCCGCGAAATCTACCTCCAGCGCACACTTGCCATCAGCTCGATCAAGCACACCCGCGACATGTTAGAGTTGCATATTTTGCCCACGATTGGCAATCGCCCGATTATGGATGTGAGCCATGCCGAGTGTCAGCAGCTGCTGAACGACTTGCGGCGGCGTCCGAAGAAAAAGCCGCTATCCGCCCAGACGATCACCCATGTCCACGGTGTGCTGGTGCAGATCTTTGATGCTGCCGAGGCCGAGCACCTCGTGCGCTGGCACCCGGCCCGCGCATTAGAAATCCCCAAGATTGTGCGGATACAAAAAGACGCCATGCCCGTCGCCGCCATGCAACGCTTTTTGCACTCCATCGAAGGGCATCGGAATGCGACCGCGTTTCACATCATGGCGACGCTCGGCACACGCCTGGGCGAGACGCTGGGATTGCGGCGCATCGACTGTAACGCCGACTTCACGGTGATTCGTATTGAGCAGCAGATTGACTATCACACCGTCACGGCCACCGACCCCAAGCACGGATCGAAGCGCCCGCTGCCGGTGCCTCCCAGGCTGGCTGCGCGCCTCGCTGCGCAATGGGAGAGTGTATCGCCGCATGCTGACTGGGCCGAGCATGGGCTGCTGTTCCCGAGCGAGGTCGGCACGCGGATGCACCCGCGCAACTTTGAGCGCACCTGGCATGGGCAGGATAAGGTTGTGATACGCAAGGGCAAGAAAGAAAAGGTCTATTATTCCGGCCTGCGTGAGCGGGGCGGGCTGCCTGAAGGAACGATCCTGCACGACTTTCGCAAGTTCGTGGCGTCCCAGCTCGAAGATTGCGGCGTCGAGCAGCGCACGATTGGACACATTCTCGGACACGGCGCGAAGAACGTGACCGAGAAGTACATTCTTCGCAGCCTGCCGACGATGCGGCGGGCGCTGGAAAAGCTAGAGGCGGCGCTGTGGGCAGAGCAGGAAGCGGCGGACGCGGGCGAAATTCTCTCATAATATTGCAATAAAACTCGCTTGCATTCTTCTTGGTTTTAGGGTACAATAACCATATTGAAGTTATGTCGTTACCCGAAAGGTCAAAGCCATGTATCGCGATGTTATCCTCCAAGCGCTCACCACGAACGCAACCATGAACGACGATCAGTTCGTCGCGTTCCTGCATACACTCGGAACCGATGCTGTGGGGATGCTCGGCGCGTTACAAGAACTGATCGCGCTGGTTGAGGATGGCATGGTCATTATGTCGGAGCGGGTTGATGCTACGGGGCGTGTAACTGGTGGCGTGTACAGTCGCCCCACAATGCAGCGGGTCGCTGCACAGAAGCTTGCAGCATGACCAACAAGGCAAAACCAGGCGGCCGCCGGGAACCTCCCGGCGGCCGCCCGAGAAAGCACAATGTCGAACTCAAGGTTCACATTAAAAAAGAAGTACGCGAAAAAATAGTGAGCGCGGCGCAGAGTGAGGGGTTGACGCTTGGGGAGGTGGTTGAATATTTGGTTGATGGTCGTTTGGACTTAACTACAGAAAGCACAGTTAAGGACTGAACCACTCGCAAGATGATCATGAAACCAAGGGCTCAGGGCAAAAGGAAAGCCCTAGCGTAAACCGCTAAGGCTTCACAGAGGGATCGGGAGTGGTGAGCCGCGAAGGACTTGAACCTTCAACCCGCTGATTAAGAGTCAGCGGGTTGCGATACCGGCAGATACCACTCCCTCTGTATTCCTCTCTGTTATGCGGAATTTCGCATAACCCCCCCACACTTGGTGCCGATAGGCGCTAACACAGTCACTCATGGAATGATCATTTTTTGTTTTAGTCGTTATAAGAGAACACGCTAATGTCCGAAACATCCGCGCACCTGTCCCTCGTGGACTTCCTCGATCGCCACGCCGATCGCCTGCCGCTGCTCAGCTACGTGTTTCACGTCGCCAACGAATCGGCGGGCGGGGCGAAGTCCAGGAGCGGGATACCGCTGGACGTGCTGAAGGAAGCGCGGATGGGCTGCCGCGCAGGCGTGTGGGATTTTCAAATAATCCTGCCCGCTGGGGGCATCGCTATCGAGTTGAAGAGCAATGCGGCGTACAAGCGCCCGCACAACGGTCTCAGTCCCGCTCAGCTGACCTGGCGGGCACACTACGAGGCGTGCGGTTGGGCGTGCTACGTGTTCCCCGAATCGCGCTGGACTGAGGCGGCGCTGACGCTGGTGGCAGCGTGCGGCGGGGATGTGGATGCGTATGTGTTTAGTTGAGAGGGATGGCGATGACCGAGCAAAACGACGATGAGCGCGTACCATTGACCTACGAGCAGGCGTTGGCGATGCTCCCGGCAGGCGAACGAATACACACATTCCGTGCGGGTGGAAATCTCTTGCTCGGTGCGGATTGGCCGCGCGAATCACTCTATGCTGTGATACGTGAGTTTGGCGCGGAACTTTCTGGGCCGAGTGCGACGGGCATGGGGCATGGTATAGCGGTGATCGATCGCGTCGGCGTGCTGTTTATCGAAACGAAAGCCAAACAGTTATGACCGAGCACGACCTCAAGACCGCGCCTGAGCACTTCCAGGCGCTCTGGGATGGCGCGAAGACCGCCGAGCTCCGCAAGGACGATCGCGGCTTCGCGGTCGGCGATACGCTGGTGTTGCGCGAGTGGGGATTGGTGGCTGCATTCGATCGTAAAGATGGCGCTTGGCAGTTTGCTGATTGTATAACATACACCGGGCGCGCGCTCACCCGCACGGTCACGCACATCCTGCGCGGCGGGCCGTGGCTGGCCGATGGCTACGTGATGCTGAGCCTTGCGCCGGTTGAGACGCCTACTGAACGCGCAGTTGCAATCCTCCGTGAGTATACACACGAGATTGGGCATGCGCCAACTTCTCCTGTTTTCCTTGGTCGTGCCATTGCCGACGCCTTGCGAGGTCGCACGCTCACCGCACGCGAGCAGCTTGACAACCTTGCGGAGTTTGACGGCGATCCTGAACAGTACACCGCAAAGATGCGGGCGCGCTTTAAGCAGACGAAGGAGGCACCCCATGCCGACGAATGAGCCCGCCCCCAGCGCATCGGAGGAAGTCGCCGCCGCCCTGGTATCCAAAGCCGCCTACGACGCGGTATGGGAGCAGAACGCGCTACTCCTGAAGGATAACGATTACTGGCGCATCCAAGCCGCCGACGTGTTACTCGACCTGCACGCCACACAGGCCCAGCTGGACGCCGCCCGTCCGATCGTGGAGCTTGCGCGGGGTTCATACAACGCCAACTGTGACTGCGCTGGCTGTCAGCGCACGGCGGCGCTGTTCGCGGCGTACGATGCGCTACGGGGAGGTGCGGAGTGACGATCACACACTGCCATAGTTGCGGAGAGGCACACACGGACTGGCGCGCAGGCGAGATCTGGCAATGCCTGCGCTGCACGTTCCGCATTCCCGCCGCGCATGTGTGGCAGTGGTGCTGGGTTAAGGATGCGCCGCCGAAGGTCGTGCAACATTCGCTTTGGGAGGGATTATGAATCAGGCACTACAGGATGTTTTATCGGAGCGCGCTCGCCAAGATGCGAAGTGGGGAGAGCAGAATCATGACCCGATTACGTATCTTGCTATTCTCACAGAAGAAGTAGGAGAGTTGTCGCAGGCAGTACTCCATGTGCGCTTTGGCGGGCCAAAGGCTGACGGGTTGCGGGAGGAGGCGATCCATACGGCGGCTGTTGCACTCGCGATTGTGGAAAGCCTTGACCGCGCTGAATGGTCGTGGCCCGAAGCGCCTGCTATTGGAGCGCTTCAAACGGCGATCAATAGTGTTGAGTGCGATTCAACGGATCAGGATGGCGATGATTTGCCCTGGTACACGCAGGCGCAAAAAGCGATACGCCAATGGTTGAATACCCAAAAGCAGGGCAAATAACCATGAAATGTGACGCATTCAAGGATGGCTGCACAAGCGTAGCCCGCCACCACGTTGAAGGCTACGACCTGTGTACGCCCTGCGCGCAGGCATTCGCGGGCTACACGCCCGATGTGACGTATTACAACGCGGCAGAACTGGCTGATATTTTGGCCGATACGGTCGATGCCTATCTGGAGGCGATCGGGCGTGGCATCCTCCACGCCGAGATTGGATTGCGGCAGGTCATCACGACCTACCGACTAGCACGAGAGGAAGAGAAAACACCATGACCGACGACGAAGAGGCGGCGATCCTCGCAGAAGGCTGGGCCATTGCCGACGCGCAGATGCTCGAAACGTTGCTGACTCTCGATCCTGTGGCGCATGAGCAGTTTATGTATATTGCCGAACACGCCTATAGTGATATGCCTTTGGTAGACTTTGTGCAGGTTTGGCGGGATTTGTATGACGCCGCCCCCACGTAGCCCCGACGCCTCCAGCGATGGCGCGGCGGGCGGGGGTTGACAGGCGGGGAGGGGAGGTGAGACAGAATGAATCTTGCAATCAATATTGCACTAACCAAAGCGCAGGCGATGCTCAGTTTGAAAGAAGATTGGGACGATGAAGGCGCGTTGCCGATCGCACCTGAACGATTCGCGTATATGACAGCCCTTCTGATCGATACGCCTGAAAGCACACCAGTGCCCAGTATAAATCCGGTCAACGATGGATCGATTGACCTGCACTGGCGTGTGCGCGAGCTGCTGGTCAATGTGGGTGAGAAGGTCACGTACTACGGAAGCGATGGCACAAGCGAGGTCAAAGGCGAAATTGTGACCATGGAGCATTGGCAGACGCTGATGGCGTGGTTGACAGGCGGGGAGAGGAGGTGAGACGGACATCAGATAGGTAAGCGGCCCGAGCGTCGTTAAAAGACGCCCGAGCCGAGTGTATCAGCCCGTTAGCACAAGCAAAATACGAAAGGATTTTACCACAATGGCACAGTATCGTGTTCGCCGCCCGCCCGCCTCCAGCCGCTTTGACGTGATCGCGAATGTGATCACGATCAGCATGGTTGTCTTCGTGGTCTGGCTGGCCTGGCCGTTCCTGTCCGAGATGTTCCGCCAGCGCGTCGGCCTCGCACCGACCACGCCGCCCACCAGCGCCCGTCCTGCCATCGGCAACCAAGCGCCGCCCGAGGTGCGCAGTTCGTACCCCATCAGCGCCGCGCCTGCGCTTCCCAACGTCGCGCAGAACGACGCGACGGCGCAAGTGCAGTATCAAGCCGCGATCGATGCGGCAAACGGCGCACAGCCCACGCCAGCGCCTGTGTTGCCACTCAACAGCGCCGGGCAGCCGATCATCGACGCACGCCAGCAAGAGCAACAAGCACAGGCGCTGCAACTCGCCGCTGACGAGGCTGCCCAGGCCGCACGCGCCGCACAGCTGGCCGACGCCGCACAGCGCCCGCCTGATGTGAGCGCCGATCAGGTCGCGACGATGACCGGGCGCAATCCGTGCGCCGTGCCACGCGCCGACCCAGCGACGTGCGCGACGGGGCTGTATAAGCCGACGCCGGTGGTGCAGCGATGAGTAGTAGCTTGACAGGCGAAGAAATGATTGATTTTCGGGGCGGTGGGCTGTATTCGGTAGGGTGCTTGTCGGGGCAGCGTTCGGCGCATATTTACTGCGGGAGCGATGTGCAATCGCTGTGTCATAACTCACGACGCGATAACCCTGGACTCGCAGAAGGGCACAGATTGCGCTTCAGTCATGGGTATTTTGCGGGCGAGCTGACCTGTCAAAAGTGCCTTGCCAAGTATCGACGGCTGAAGGCACAGCCATGACCAGCGTGCGCCTGCTCGCGTGCGCCCTGCTGTTGGTCGGGGTGATTGCGCTCCGGCCAGCAGCCCCAGCGCTGCCCGCCGACGACACACGCGCCCGGCTTGTGGCCTATGCGCTTTCGCTTCAGGGCATTCCCTACGTGCGCGGCGGGCGCTCGGCAACGGGCGGCGATTGCAGCGGCACGATGGAGCACATCTATTTGACGGTGACCGGTATCGACATCGGCGCGACGACGTTCAGCCAGTACCCGCAGTTGCAGCCGATCACGGAGGGGGAGCTTCAGCCTGGCGATCTCTGGTATGGGCAATACACGGACGATCAGCACACCGGGCTTGTGGCTGATGTCGATGGGGATGGTCGATGGGACATCGTAAATAATGGGGGGTTGCAAGACAATCTCCATGTGGATTTCGATTTTATGGCGAACCCCTATTTCTACGAACATACGATGGGCTATCGGAGGGCACTATGACCACACTGATTCTCATTACGGGCGCGATCATCGTCGCGCTGCTGGCCGCACGACCACGCCAGACGGTCGCTGCGCGCGTTGATCGTGAGATTGATCGGCAACTGGCCGAGCTGGCGGCACGAGGCATTGTGCCCGATGGCAACATTTGGAAGGAGCTGGGGCAATGAGCTTTTTCAGACAAGCCCAGCCGCCGACGATTCACGGCGATTACATCGGCTGGGATTATTCCGGCCTGAAATTGCGTGGCTACACGTTGAGCGGCAACTTCACTGGATCGGACTTTCGCGGGGCGGATCTGCGCGATGCGTATCTGTGCGGCAATTTCACCTGCTGCGATCTGCGCGGCGCGGATCTGCGCGGCGCGACGTTGACGGGGACATTCATGCAAGCGATATGGGAGTGAGGCGATGACACAGTATTGGACGCGCCGCCGATGGGCGTCACTGGCGGTACATGTCGTATTTGTGAGCGTGCCGTTCACGCTCTCGACAGTAAGCGCGCTCCTGTTTTGGCAGGCAATGTTCAACAGCTGGTGGCTGGCCGTGCCGATGGTTGCGGTGATCGAAGTGCTTTCCCTTATTGGCCTGGCACTCTTCATTCTGCGTATCGAATCGCCGTTCACGGTGCTACGCCATTTGCTGCCGTTCATTTCGATTATCCCGCTCGCGCGCGAGATGTATTTGCTTCTCGCGCACAACGAGGCGTGGATTGCGTGGAGCCTCACGACGCTGGCGACGGTCGTGCTGGTCATCATTTCGTGGCAGTGCTTCAAGACGATTGAGCGACTGTTCATCGACCCGGTAGCGGCGGCGCGCGAGAAGGCGCACGAGCAGGTGGCGGCATTCCAACGCACGCTGGCACAGCACGAAGAAATGAGTTTGATAGTGGATTCCTTCGTGTCGGAGCGGCTGGACTATCATCGGAGTGTCACGACAGTGCAGCCGCTGGCGATTGAGAGTAGCGCGCCAGTGCTCTCACTGTCAAAAACAGCGCGCGTGAAAGCACTGGCACAGTCAACAGGGCAAAGTGAAAGCACGGTTTGGCGTGGCGTAAAGAACGGCACTATCAATCTTGAGGAGGAGTAAATCATGCAACCACAACGACAAGGTGCGCCACAACCGGGCGTACAAAGCACGCCAATGAGCAACCCGACCCAGCGGCGCAAGGAGTCGGCGGTCGTGCGTCGCGCAACGCTTCGTAAGCAGCGCAGTGTGATTGAGCGCGCAACCGCATGGATTGTGCTGTTCCTTTCCGTGCTCGGCACTATTGCGGCATTCGCCGGTGGGTTCACCCCGCTGATTGCTGGCATTGTGGCACGTACGCCAAACTGGGCAGCAATTAGCGGCGGCATTGGGCTTCAGGTCGTGCTTACGTTTTTGGAATGGTACTACTTCGATAGTCCGTTTGTCAGCTGGCCAGCGCGCGCGATCGATACCGTAACAACCGCGCTCGGCTATGGCCCGCTGGTGCTCGTTCCGCTGGTTGCGGTGTTAGCGGGGCGCGGCGTGCCCAGCGTCGTAACAGTGGCATGGCTACTTATTGGCGTGGTGTCGTTCGGTGTGGCGTATTATCCTGAGTCACGACTTGTGGAATAGCGTATAATGATCGTGTCGTTATAACTATGTGAGGTAAATCATGGCACAAGAGCAGGTCATCAACTGGGTGGTACTGATCATCACCGTTGGCGCATTGGCGATCGGCCTGCTCTCTGTGCTCGTGGGGAAGATGATCGACGGGTGGGATCATGTCCGTGGATGGTGGGAGGATGGGATCACTCGCCAGCGCGCACGCTACGAGGAGCGTGCGCCGCTCTATGGGCTGCGCGCTATGTCAAGTAATCAGGGCGACGATGATGATCAAAAAAGCAACGACGAACCGACTTTTTCATCAGCAACAACAACGCCGCAACCAGCAACAACGGCATTGCAATCAGGCGCAACGGATAGCAACGCATTGTTGCAGGGACAAGCGCGGGCGCTGGCCGCAATGGTCAAGGCTGGCAAAATTGGAGAGACTGACGGAATCAAAATGGTGTTCGGTGTGTCTGCCTCTTCAACCAATCCACGCTACCAGGCGGCGCGCGCCGCGCTGAAAGAAGAGCTTGCTAAGCTTGAGCCTGCGAAGTTTCGCCGCTCCCCCGAGCAAGAGGCGGCGCGCGAAGCGCTCGGTTTAAGCGGACACTAGCCCCCACCGTCCCCCACCGTCCCCGTCGCCACGCCCCGCCGATCGTCGCTGATCGCGGGGCGTCGGTGCGCGCGGCAGTTCTCTCATCTAATTGCAATAAATCTCGCTTGCAATATGTATTGCACTGTGCTATACTAGTAACAAGTCAAGAAAACAAACACGAAAAAATCAGCACGAAAGAGCTAAACAAATGACAACCTACACCGAAATTCGCAAAATCACCGGGAACAACAAAGCCTACGCCGCCGCCGCCCTCGCCCTGACAATCCAAGAGAATGATTGGATCACCGCTGACGATACAACCATTGTTTACCTCAAGTCGAAGAGCAACGACTGGGTTGCCATCCCGGACTGCTACGCCGACGAGGGCGCGGAGTTCAACACAGTCGGCGGCGTGAGCGTCATCCTGACCGACGGCGGCAGCGGCTACGTCGCCACCGAGGCCGAATAATGCTGACCACCGCAGAAGCCGCCGCGCTCCTCACTGAGCGCGGCGTGACGGTCATCGGGAAGGGCACAGAGGCGCACGCGCCGACTGCGCGCACCGTGGAGGCGTGGTGCAGGTCAGGCGCGCTTGTGTGTGAGCATGTAGGTGTCGGGCGGCGTGGGATGTGGCTTGTGAGCGAGGCGGCGCTAGAGGGGTTTGAGCCGCCGACGATGGGGCCAAAGAAGAAGCAACGAATTACACACGAGGCGTAAGGCGGCAGTGCGCCGCCCTGAACCGCGCGGATGACGCGCAGAAAGTAGGAGATGAATATGGAAGGCACACGCGTAGTTGTTGACGGACGCGAGGGCACGATCTGCGAGGTATTCAATGGAGACAGTATTTCCATTGAGTTTGACGATCGGCCCGGCGTCGTGATGGTCGTTGAACTGTGCGACCCGGCGCTGATCTTCGTGGATTAGCCCCTTCGCACAGTAGGTGGCGGGCGCTGTGCTCGCCGCATCACATAGGAGACGATGATGAGCAACTACACAAATCCCGCTCCAACATTCATCGGACGCGAGATCGTCACTCGCGAGGCTCCCGGTGCGCACCCCGTGCGCCAGGCGCACACAACCACAATTGTGGATGCGTCTAACCCGCAGATGGGCGGTATCACATTTCAGGCCAGCGATGGGATCTCCTATCGCTGGGAGGATGAGGGAGCGGCGTGGCGCTGGGTTGAAGACACAAATCCAAGTAATCCGGCGCTCAACAAACGGATGTAGTCCCCACCGCCCGCGCTGATCACGGCCAGCGCGGGCGTTTCAATGCCTCCACACCGGCAGCCACACGCGGCGCAGCCCCTCCGCCCTCGGCGCGACGTTGTCCCGCCCCCACACGTAGGCGTGCGCCTCGACCGCCCCCACACGCACGATAATAACTCCCAGCCCCACGGCATCGCCAGGGTCAAGGTGATAATACCGCACCTGCACGCCGCTATCCACCGCCTGCTCAGCGGGCGCACCGCTCCACCCCGGTGGCAGCGTGATGCGCAGCGTGCTGGGAGCGTCCGCACGCACGACGATGGTCAGCGTGTGGCCCTGGGCGCTGGCGTCCACGCTGAGCGCGGGCGGCTGGAAGAGAGGGGTTAGGAGGATCAGGATGGCGGCGATTCGCATGCAGCCTCCACCTCGGCGAGTGCCTTCAACGCCGTTTCATTCGCCGATTGAAGGAGCTCTTCAATCTCCTTGGTATGGTGATGCGGGTCGTCGGCAACCTGAAACGTAAAGAGCATGTCGAGCGCCTCCACAACAGATGCAGTTACCGATCGGACGTATTCCGATGCTCGCCACGCATGTGCCGCACGATCGTTTTCTTCTGGGAGCGCCAGCAGCGCGTCCAACTCCTGCACACCGCCCTGCATTGCGCAAATCTGCCGGTCGAGTGTTGCGATCATGACCTCAAGCTCCGCGTACTGCTGCTGCGCCTGCGCTACTTGTGCGGCGAGCGCATCGCGGCGGTCTTGGATGGCTGCTCTCATCGCGAAACCTTTTCGAGCGACGGCGCGAACTGGCCGGTCGGAATGAGTACCAGCATGCTGCGAATACTGGCGATGGCGGCGCGATAGTCCGCCACGGTCGTGCCGGTGCCTGCTACTGCCAGCGGATCGAGCACCGTGTCGAGCGAGAGCTGCATGCGATCGAACGTGTCAATGTTGCCTTGCAGGCGCACAAACAGATCGAGCTGTGCGCGCACGTTTTGCTGAAACGCGATGATGATGCGTTGCTGTTGCGAAATCTGATCGGTAGTAGCTGCCATAGGGATGCTCCTTTAGAGAAGAACAACAAACAGGGATATATCATGCGACCCATTGGTGCCAACGGTGCGTTGCACGGTGATAGCGCCGCCTGCGGTGACGGCAACGGTGATCGTATCCGTGTTGGTGTAGGTAAAGTTCGTACCCACCGCAGCTGCGGTATAGTTCGGCGCGCCGATAGCGCCGCCCGTATTGTTTCGGTCAATGATCAAAAACCCTGCCGCGCGTGGAACCGTGCCCGCCGCCGCGATTGTTTGCAGGGTCGTGACCGCCGTCGCTTGGAGCACGAGATGCCCGCCCTGTGCCACGCCGCCCGTTGTGCGCCCGATGACGTGCAGCGCGCCCTGGGGTGCACCCGCCCCGATCATGACATTGCCGCCCTGTGCGATGCGCAGGCGCTCGGTTGTGGCTTCGTAGATCGCGAACTCGGAGAGGTTAATGCCGTTGGCCAGAAAACGCCAATCCACTGGAACGCCGCCTTGAAGACACAACATTTTGTAGCGTGCGAATGATGGATTGCTCGTGCCCTGCGCGAGCAAGGAGCCGCCCGCCGCAACCACGGATTGAATTTCATCGCTGATGACGACCGCACCCGCGTTGCCCTTGAGGTAGTTCATATTGTCGCGCAGGTACGTGTTCAGATTTGCGGCGGTGAGCACGTCGCTGACCGCGTAGGAAGCTGGTGCCGTCCAAGCCAATTTTTGTACCTCTTAGTAGCCGAGTCGATTGGTGTCAAGGATGCCGCTGGTCGTGCTATCCAAAATGAACCACACATCGTTGCCGACTGGCGCGAGCTGCCAGGTTGTCAGCCACACGTTTGCGCCGATGCTCTGATTCATCGCCTGAATGCGTGCGGGCTTGGCGATCGGGCTGCCCCCGCCGGGCGGGCGGCGAATGACCGTGATCTTGTCGTCAAAGGTGCGCGCCAGGATCTGCGGCCACAGTGCCGCTGGCGACAGGTCACCATTCAGGATCAGTGATTGCACGCGCAGATACGGCTGTGCGTAGAGCCCAACCAGATACTGCGCGCGGCTCAGCGCCTCGGCGTCGGTCGTGATCGGCAGCCCGGTGATCTGTGTGCCGCGCAGCCCATAGGTTGCCTGACTACCGGTGTCGTCCCACACTTGCGCCGCCCCGCCCGCGCGCGTGACCTCGGCGTGGTTGATCAGCCGCGTGTCATCAAACGAAAACGACACATCCACATACGGAAACTCGCCCGCTGTGACGGCTGCAAGGTTGCTGTGGCTTGCCGCTGTGCTCCCATACGCGCCGCGTGTCGCCCCCAGCAGCTGGTTGGTGCCGAGACTCGTGTAGGCAATCCACTCCGCGTCGATCAGCACGGTGCCGCCACTCGGGAAGCCTGCGTTACTCGTCACGTTGATCGTCGTCACACTGGCATTGTGCGCGCCCGCTAAGGTCGTGCTCGGTAGCACCGACGCATCGCCAAACAGCGCCTGGCTGGTATTGTTGCGCACCGCCCAATAGCGATCGTGATAGGCCGTTTTGCCGTCGTCCTCGGCGAAGAACGATCCGCCGTCTGCGCTCGCAATTGTTTGAATGCTGGTCAGCGCGGGCGCGGGCCCCCAGGTCTGCGCGGCGATTTGTGTTGACGTGACTACGCTTCCAGTGCCACGATCCGCCGCTGGCCAGCCCGCCGTGTTCAGAATGTCGCCGATGACTTGCGCCGCGCTGTTGGATCCCCCTTCGAATTGGGTGACCGTCGTATAGTTGAACGGCTTCAGGAGATCGACCGCCGTCAGCCGCACCAGATTGAGCGCCACATTGCCGATCGCGACATCGATCGGCACCCAGCTTTCCACATAGCCGGTGTACAGGTCGTAGGTCACGCTATTCCAGGTTGCGCGCACGTTGACACGTTTGGTCGGGATGATGTTTGGGGCGTACGGGCTGGCGACGTTATCGGGGTCGAAGCGCCGATCACGGTTATCGAGCAACAGGGTCAACGTCCCGGCCTGGATCTTATCGAGCTCAAACTGCCGCCCGCGCGTGATACTGATCGGACTGCCGCCGGGGCTGTTTTCCAGCCACGCATAGGCACTGATGTCCGTCCACGTTAGGCCCGCGATCGGGTCAAATGGCGCGGCGGCGAGGGCGATGCGGATGGTCAGTACTGGCCGTGTCATTAGTGAATTCCCGTTGTGCCGTTACGCATTTGATTTTGAAGCAGCGCCTGTTGTGTGGCATTGCCAAGTGCAATTGGGTCGCCCACATTCGTCCCTGCGGGCAGCGTTACATGCAGATCACCGTTGATCACAAATCCTGCCTGTCCGCCGCCGCGCACGGTGTCGCCAGCGGTCGGGCTCGTGGAGTTGGTGAGCTGTGCTAAAATCGCCGCGAACTGCTGTTGGGCCTTGGCGGGGTCAACACCGAACTCACTCGCAATCAGCGCGGCGCGTTTCTGGGCCTCCTGGGACGTAATGGCGGTCATCTGTAGCTGTGTGTTCGTATAGGCCAGCAGTTGCTTGCCGACCGCCGTTTCAAGCTGGGTCTGCTGCTTGTCATAGCTGGTTTGCGCGGTTTGCTCCTGTCGTGCGAGGCTCGCATTTTCGTTTGTGATTTGCTTTTGGCGTGCCAGATCCGCCGCCGCCTGCTGCTTGTCGTAGGATTCTTTAGCCTTCGCCTCACCCACACCGTAGGCGATGCCCGTATCGTTGATCTGCTGTGCTAAGGCCAGATCGCGGGCCTGCTTTTGTGTTGCCAGATGCGTGGCCTGCTTCGCCTCGCTTGTGGCGTAATCGGCTAACTCCGCATCGTAGGATTTGCGCAGATTCGCGACATCGGCCTGATATTTCGCATCGTCGCTCGCGACCTGCTTGGCGTGCGTGTCCTGTAATTTCGCCAGCGCGGTCGTATTGGCCGCGTCCTGGGCCGCAAGCTGCCGCGCATAGGCCGCGTTGGCTTTAGACTCCGCGTCGACGTAGGCTTTGTCCTGGCTGGCCTGCTCGGTCGCTAAGGTCGCCTGCTGCTTGGCAAGCTGTGCCGCCGCCTGGGTATCCTGCTTTTGCAGCGCCTTGGCGTCCTGTGCCTCCTGTCGCGCTTCGGCCTGCGCGGCCTGGTCAAGCTGCCGCTGAAGGGCAACGGCAGCCTTTGCCGCCTGCCGGTCGTAGCTGGTTTGGGCTTTGTCCTCCTGCTTCGCGTAGCGGTCATCCTCAGCGTCGATCTGCTTTTGGATACTGGCTTTTTGCTTGGCGTCCGTGGCCGCGTTCAGTTGCTCTTGCAGGTCGCTCAGCCGGTCGGTGTGGTCGCTGGCGCGGCTGGTTTTATCCTCCTGAAACTGCTCATCGTTGGTCTGCTGGTTCTCGGCTGCCGTCGCCTGCAAGTCGGCGGTGCGCTGCGCATACTGTTGCTGACGATCGGCCAGTTGATCCGCCGCCTGTTGCTGGCGATCAGCCGCCGCCACGACATATTGCGTTTGTAGGTCGGTTGCGCGCTGGGTCAGTTGTGTGGCGCGATCCTGGTAGGACTGCGCGGCGCTCAGCTGGCGGTCGTGTTCGCGGGTTTGCAGATCGGTGATCTTCGTCGCGCCCTGGGTCGCAAGCTCCACCGCACGCGCCTGATAGTCGGCGTCACGCGCCTGATCGGCTTGCAGGTTCTGTACGGTGCGTGCGCGGGCCTGGTCGTTGATGCCGCTCAGCTTGTCGTTGCGCGATTGGACGGCCTGCACTTGTCGATCGTGCTCGGTCGCAAGGGTGTCGGTCTCTTGGCGCGCAGCGGTCTGCTGAAGCTGCCGCAGTTGCTCCATGTAGCTGGCGCTGCGATCGGCATCGGCGTCGCGGTAGTTTTGCAGGCGTGTGGCACGCTGTTCCTGTGCTTGGCTGTCGATGGCGGTCAACCGCGCCTGGTGATCGCCCTGGCGCTGCTGCTCGGCGTCCTGAAACTGCGCTTGGCTATCGGCCAGCTTTTCATAGGCGGCTTGGCCGGTTATACCGGTTTTGTCGAGCTGGTCTTGATATTTCTTTTGGGCCTCGGCGCTCGCTTGGGTGTTGAGCGTGAGCGCGGATTGTGTGTCCGCAAGCGAACTCAGCGTATTCCCTGAGTTTTCAATGCCCTGTGCGTAATCGCCGGTCGTCCACGGCCCGCCGCTGACCGCCGCGTTGAGCGTGGTTGTCGCCGCCGTGGCGTTGGTTGCGGCATAGCCCATCTGACCGAGATACCCGACCACATCGCCCGATCGGAGCGCGTCCACGAATTGATGCAGTGGGCCAAAGCCCATCTGCTCACCGATCTCGCGGCTACTCGGAAATGAGCTTTTAATCTGATTGAACCCATCAACCAGCTTTACGACATCAACATATGCGTCATGAACCGACCCGGCGAAATCCTTAATATCCTGCACAAAAAGCGGCAGTTCCCCCTGCACCAAGTCGCCAATGACCTTGCCGATTGCCTGTATGTTCTCTTTGCCCGCCGGGCTGTTCAGGGTGTCAACCAACCCTTGCAGAATGGGCTGGACTTCCTTAATCGCGGGCCCCAACAGATCGCGGCTGCCGATGGTTTGCAGGTCGCTCAAACTGTTCAGTAGCCCCGACATCGTGCCGGACTGTCGCGCCGCCGCGCCGCCAAAGTCGTTTTCCAGCGAGTAGGCGATGGCCTTGACGGCCTGATCGGCGGGGATCAGCCCCTGCTCACGCAACGCGACGATTTCAGCGGTCGTTTTGTTAAAGGCCTTCGCCAGAATCTGATCAACCGGAATGCCCGCGTTGACCAGTTGCAGGACTTCTTGGCCGGCCACCTTGCCCTTGGCCTCGATTTGCCCCAAGGCCAGCGCGACCTGGTTGACCGTCTCGGATGTGCGCCCGCTGCCCGCCGCGAAGTCCACCAAGTCTTGGGTGAGTCGTTTCGCGCTGATCGCGGTCTTATCCGCTGATTCGGACACGAAGCCGTAGCCCTCGGCGGTGCGGAACGCCGCCGCAATGCCCGCCTCATCAAACGGGCTATTGATGGCGAGTTGTTCATTCCACTTCAGCAGTTCGGCGGCTTTGGGGCTGGCCTGACTTAGCGCGTCGCTCATGCTCAGCGTGGCATCGGCGTTGCGTAGCTCGCGCGCGACCAGGGTCTGGAGAGATTGATCGAGGCGCTCATTGGCGGCATAGGCATCGACGGCATGCGACACAAAGCCCGCGACCGCCTGCCCGGCCTGCACGACCGCCTGAAAGGTCAGGAACTTGCCGAAGAAGTCATCAATTTGCCCGCCGCTGCCGCCGCCGCCACTCCCCAGCCCGTCGATTTTGCCCTCGATCGTCGCCAGCTGCTCAGCGGTGTGGGTCGCAAATTGTGCGATCGTCGCATCAGCGCTGGTGGTATTCGCGCCAACCTGGACGACTAAACTTTCAGCGGTGATCGACATTTAGGCGGGTTCTTTCTGTGCTTGCTCGGCGTTCATCGCACGCATTTGCGCGCCCTCGATCTCGGCACGGATACGGCATTGGACGCGGCTTAACCACTCAGGATGCGCCTCCCAGTCCCACGGCCCAATGCCAGGGTAGCGGCGCGCGAGGCTCGGCTCTACGTAGTCATCCCACCAGTAGAGCCGCCCGTAGGTGTGACCGGGGCCGGAGCCGATCCATTGGCGGATATTCTTCCGCGCCAGATCAAGCCCAAAAAATCGTCCAGCACCCCCGCATCGACCGCGAACACGAAGTCGCGCGGCAGTTGGCCCAGAATGTCGTCCCAGGCTGCCGCGTAGGCGCTATCCCGCTCTGCGGGTGTCGCCACACGCGATTCGCCCTCCGATCCGATGATCTCTTCCCAGCTTGGGTCATCTTTCGGCAACGGCTGCCAGGGCACGCCGTCTTTGAGGAGATCCCAGCTGAGTAGCACGCTTCTCAGGCGCGTGCGGATGGGCATATTGCGAAAGTTCTCGGTCATGTCCATCGTGAACGCGGCCCGGTCGTACACGAGGCGCAGATCCTGGCCCTCGAATACCACGGTGATCGGCGTGGGCTTGGGTGTGCTGTGCATCGATTCAAATGTGAACGACATCGTATCTCCTAAAGAGCGGTCAGCGTGTTGATCATCGTTATCTTGCTGGCGCTACCCCACGTTGGGTCATGCACCCACTCGCCCGAGAAGGTGTTGCCCAGCAGCGTGCCATCCACGTCCTTGAAGTCACTAATCTTGGTTAGCGCGATGGCGGTGTCGATCTGCAAGCTATGAAAGATCGTGGTTTCAATCAGCGGGCCGGTCGCAACCACACGCGCGAATATCGTGTTGCCGGTGCGGATGTTCGCAAGGTTCTGCATGCCGATATCATCGGCTGCAAGATCGATTGTCACTTCGCCCTTGGGGTCGGCCTCGACCGTGCCGCCAAAGCCCGCGCCAAAGGTCGGGTTCATCGGAAAGAACGGGTTATCGCGGCTTGAGAGCTTCCAGGTATACTGGAAGTCGCGGGTGAGCAGCGGCGCGGCGCCCAGGCCCGCCTGCGTGGTCGCCAGCGCCAAGCTGACCGTAACCGGACTGACCGGCAACAGCGTTAACTGGGTCGTCGCTGGCGAGATCCGCCCGATCAGTGACGTGCCGCCGGTCAGCGTGTCGGTTGTGCTCACAGTTGGGATCGTTGCCGTCGCGAGGGTGCCGGTGAACAGGATACGCATCGGCGTGCTGGTCAGCAGCCCGCCGGTCACCAGCACGTTGCCGCTGCCCACGCTCGCCAGGGCTGCGATGGCGGTTTGGATGGTCGCATTCGTCGCGTTGTAGGCCAGTGCGCTCGTGGTGTTTGCGCCGACCGTGATCGTGAACGTGCCAGCGGTGACCGTGCCGACATACGACAGCCAGCGCACCTTATCATCGTAGCCTGCCTGTCCCAGGATCGTGCCGGCCATCTTCACCACATCCTTGCGATTGAAGGTCAGGCCCAACTCGGTGAAGATGCAGTTGCGCACATGGAACGCACGGATCACATTGGTGCCGAACTCCATCGAAAAGGTGCGCTGGCTATCGGGCGCGGTGTCGTTCATCGAGAACACCCACTGGCGCGATAGGGTGCCACCGCCGGGGGTCGTAATCACCGGGTCGCTCATCACGCTTGCCAAGGGGTACACGCCCTCGTTGTAAGTCATCAGGCCGTCGATCTTGATGTCGGTCTGCTCTTTGATTGGCACATTCGCCGTTGGAAACTTGTTGCCCTTGGGCGTAAAGGTCTTGTTGGTCGGATTCGGCGTCACCGTGGTGCTGAAGCCCGCAACGGCTTTCGTTGCCTGCACCGCAGTACCGGGGGTCGCGAGGGCTTCAACGCCCAGATAGGCGTTTTCGAAAACCATTGCGCGTTCTGCCATGAGGGTATCTCCTTATGATTGTGTGTTTATTTCGTAGATACCACCCAGATGGCGGTACTGTATGCCGTTGGTGATCTCGGGCAGCCGGAAGGGCCGTTGCCGCACACACGAGATGATGCGCCCGCCGCCCGGTACGCTATCGGCCTTCGTCGCCTGCAACAGCGCATCAATCTGGTTGGCGATCTGCTGAATGACGGTGCTGTAATACTGCCCGCCAACCACGCCTTTGACTAGGTAGAGCGCCTGCACCATGACGCGGTAGGGGCCGGTCGCGACCACATCAACCGCGCTCTGCTGTCCAGTGATGATGTACGGAAACGGCACGCCCTGCGGCGCGACATCTGACCACACCCGCGCCCGCTGCGCGACGCTCACAAACGCGCCCGGCCCGGTCAGCCCCGCGCCGTTGGCGGTGATCGGCAGCAGCGTGTTGGCGAGGTTGCCCACGAACACAATCGACCAGCCCGCCACCTCACGATTAAAGACCAGGGTCTGCTTGGCCCCGACCGTGCTCAGCGCCTCCAGCGCGGTCTGAAGGCTACCTGTGCCGATGACCGGCGCGCTGTAGCTAATCGGCGCGGTCGTCTGCCCGTTAAACGTCAGCGTAAAGGTGCCGCCGCTTGCGCTGATGCTGATCTGCTGCCAGGGCGCAAGCGTGGCCAGCGTCGGATCGCTGCCGAGCACACTGGCAAGCCATGCGTCAATGTAGAGCGTTTCAACGGCCATCGGGCTAGCCCTCCGGCGGAATGTAGGCGTCGATGTTCGCCTGTGCGGTCAGTACCTTGCCCATAGCGGCGTTAAACGGCCCGCGCGCGGTTGCTGCCGCCTGCGTCATTGCGCCGTCGCCGCCGCGCGCCTGTTCACCGTCAGGGCCAACCGCGCCGCCGTATTCATTCACGAGTGCGTATTTCACACCGACCGCCACCAGCGCCGTAAACGGATCAGGGCGTGGCACTTCGGGCAGCAACTCCACGCCTGGATTAGACGCCTGCGCTTTTGCCACTGCCTGCGGATAGGTGCTCGTTTGCGCGGTCACAACGTAGGCGCTGTTGACCTGCGCGCCGCTATCGCGCCGCGCGTTCTGCTGATAGTCGCGCTGTATATCGAAGGCGGTTTTGCGCACGATCTGCCCAGCGTTGGTGCGCAGCATGCCGCGTAGCTCATCGAAGCGATTGAACTCGACAATGATCTTGGTGTTTATGCTACCCATGAAAATGCCTTTTCAAAGTCTTGCCAGCGCGCCTCGGCATCCGCTTGTATTTCGGGGCTATCGAACCGAAATACAACACGTCCAATGACGAGATGCACCACAATGCCGCCAGCCGCTTCAAGTGGCATCTCCCCCGGCTTCCAATCCCGATGGAGTTGCTCAGGAATGACGTTGCCCGTAGCACTTAGCACCGCACAGATCGCAAGCCCGTGCTGATCATCGGCTGCGAAGCAGTGCTTTTGCTCGATGCCATCAATGAATACCTTTGTCGCACTTCGCCACGGTGTGTTCAGGTGTAGTCTCATTGATCGCCGACCTCCACCGCCTGCACTTGCCGGATGAGCGCCTGATCGAGCGGGTCAACCGCGCCGTCCACATTGAACACGCGCCCGGCGATGATGATGCGGTCAGCCGCGCGCACATCGGTGCCGGTTGGCAGATTGATATGCCACGGAATAACCGCCCGCAGCTCGCCCGCAATCACGACCTCCTGCGCGGTCGTCGCCGTGGCGCGACAGGGCACACCTGTGGCGACGGTCTGCCAATTGTCGTCGCCAGGATTGCGCTGGATCGTCGCCGTCTGTGTCCAGCTCTGGGTCAGGCTGGCGAGCATATCGGCGCGATCGGCGGGTGTCAGGAAGCCGATCATGGTATCCTGCTTCTCCCGCGCGGCGGGAGATATGGCGAGCCTTGATAGGCGGGATCGTTCGCATCGGGCGGATAGGTCGGCGTGATCGGCGCGGTGGTGGTGATCTGTCCAGCCACGCCCGGCCTGCCACTGCGCGCCTGGGTCTCAAGCCGCGCGATCTCGTCTTGGGTATCCTTGCGCATGCTCAGCAGCGTTTTCGCCTTGTCGCTCTGGTTGCGGCTGTGGTCGTTCGCAATGTTGAACGTGACCTGATTGCGCACGATGCCCAACACCGCATCGATCGCCCGCCGCTTGGTGTACAGCTCCTGCAAGCGTGGCGATACAAGCGCCTTATCCGCGAACGATGCCCACATGGTCGCAATGTTCGCAGTCAACACGCCCGTTGGCCATGCGGCGGTCACCTCGTCGCCGACCTCCAGGATGATCAGTCCCTGAATGTCGGCGTCGCTACTCATCAGCGGGCGCATCCTCGATCGGCGCATCGGTCACCGCGATCGCACCGAGCTTCAGTAGGCGATCGATGTCGTGAACATTAGCGACCAACTCGTCGCTGCTGATGACCGCGCCCTGCGCCCACACGCCCACGGCCCCGTGTAGCACCTGGTAGTAGGTCACTTTGGGCGCTTTGGCCTGCGCAACAACCTGTGGCCGCTGCGGTGCCTTCTCGGCGGGCTTGTTCGGCGCTGGCGCGTTCGGATCGGGCGTGACAGTTGGGGTTGAGGTTATCTCTGGCATGGAAATCACTCGCTTTCTGGTATCAACGTTCAGTAGAAGGGCGCTCAGACGGTCATCAGTGCGGCTTAGACATGCATAACGACAAGGCCGGACGGGAAGTACAGGGCAGGCCCACCGTTGTGGCTGTCGAAGCAGGCAATGCTCGGCGCGTTACCTTCGGCCTCTTCGCCCGTCTTGTTGCTCACGTACATGTAGGCACCCGGCCCGAGCGTCGGGTTATTGGCGTTGCGGGTCATGATGTACTTGGCGATCGGCTGGCCAGCGGGGCGCTTGCCGGTGATCAGCACGGTCGCATCCGCGATGAACGGCGTGAATGTGCCGGTGACATCGGCCAAATAGCCCTCATCGTAGATGCGGATGGTCGGCAAATCGTCGCCCATGAAGATCTCGTTGATCTGTCCCAGGTTGTTGGCCGTGCCCAGGCCGGTCGTGCGCCGCCCGTACAAGTCCACGCTGTTGCCGTTCGTGCGCAGGTTGTTGTAGGTTTTGCGGTTCATCCAGGCGGTCGCAGACGCGCCCAGATTGACGCTATGCCCCCGCGCCAGCAACTGCACCGCCGAGAGGTCAGCCAGCGGCGTGGCGGTTGCGGACGTGGCCCACGGCACCACAGAGGAGTACTGCTGGATGGTGTACGCGCCCTGATGCGCGAGCGCGCCGTTTTTGGTGAACACGCTGAATTGCCCGGTCGTCAGCAGTGTCCAGCCGAGCCACTCGATCCGGTCGAGCCGCCGCTGCAACAGCTTGTCCTGCTTCTCGCTGATGAGATCCTGAATGTTGATCGACGTGGCGAACGTGCCGCGCTGGCGGCGCTCGGTCAGCTGAATCTCATCGATCATCTCGCCCTCGCCGTAGTAGCCGGGGCGCTCGATGTACGTCTTGCTGCCGGTCTGTGAGATCAGCGGCAGCGCGCCATTGATGCCGCGCAGGTTTTGCAAGCCGGTGTAGTTATCTTGCTGTTCCCACATAATGATCGAGGTGTCCATTTCCTCGATCGGCATGATCTCGAAGATGGGCCGATTGGACTCAAGGCGCGGCAGCTTGTCCTGCGCGATCTCGTTCAGCTCGGCGTTCGTCTGATACGTGTATGTTGGCATGGATCAAATCTCCTACTACTAGCCGAGTCGGCGCTGCCGATCGGGTCATGCATCGTTTAGCCTAATCGAACAACCCCAGCGGCAACCGTACCGCTCACGAGTCGCCACTTCGCAGCGGTCACTGCGTTGGCGTCGAGCCCGACCAGTGTCGCGCAGTCGAACGTGCCCGCGAAATAATATGGGCCGTCCTTGCGCACTTCGCCCCACTGGCTGACGGCGGATGTCGCACCCAAATACACGTTGCCCACCGCGTCGATGTACATGTCGTACTGTGCGATGCCATACGGGATCTGGCTGCCATCGCTGTTGCCCGAGGCGTAGGCCTTCAGCACGCCCGCCGGTGCGCCGCTGGTCGTGTGCGCAAACGAGGCCGTGCCGCCGGTCAAGAGCGACGTGTTGACAGTCAAGAGCGGCTGCGCCTTGCCTGCGTACAGCGTGCCGCTGAAGGTGTAGACCCACGGCCCGGTGCTGGTGACCGCGACGCCCGAGGTGCCGAGCACGCCCGCCGCGTTCATGGCTGCTGCCTGGGTGGCCGCGTTGTCGCCAAAGTTGAGCGCGGTCGTGGTCTTCACCACGCCGCTGATCGGGTCGGTGTAGGAAATGGTGTAGGTGCCGCCCGATGCGGTGACCGTCAGGGTCTGCACGTCGTTGACGGCGGCGGTGACCGGGCCTAGAATGGTGCCCTTCAGAATCGTGCTATTGGGCACGAAGTTGGACACCAGGGTGATCGCGTCCTCGAAATCGTACACCGGATCGAGTCGGCTCGCAGAATAGATATTATTGGCTGCTACTGGCATGGTGTGTGCTCCTTAGCTACTGACAAAATGACAAGCAGGGATGCGCCCCGCTAATGCTGACCGTTCTTCAGGACATCCCGCCCGATGTCGGTGTCCTTCAGCAGATCTTTCTTGCGCTCGGGAGTCATCGGCTTCTCGGCGTCGGTCGTGCGCGGCTGTGTGTCTTTGTTAAACAGCGCGCCGCCCTCGCTGGTCGTGATCACCTCAGTAGTGAGCGTGTGCGCCGTGCGGGCCGCAAACATGGCGGTCAGTTGCTCCGCGCGGCTGCTGGTTTTGCCATCGGTGAACGTGACCGCGCCGTGCTGGCCGTCGTCCTGTGCGGCCTGGGTGAATGCGGCGATGATTGCCTCACGCTCGGCAGGCAGCGCCTTGTGGGCGGTGATCTGACTCTCCGCGAAGTGCGTGGCGTCGCTCGTGATGCGCGCGGCGGTGGCCTTGGCAAGTTCCGCCTTGAGGCGTGCGACCTCGGCGGATTCGTCGGGCGTGGGGATTTTCAGCGGCTCACCGACTAGGGCGAACGCCGCCGGGGAGATCTCGGTTGTGGGCTTCTTGCCGCCGCCGAGAAGCCAACTAAGCCAGCTCTGACGTTCCTCATCCATGGGTGTCTCCTTGTTCATTGTTGCGGCTCCTGGGCACGTTGCCCCAGCCTTGACCAGTGCGTCATGTGCGCTATCAAGATGTTTCTGATCGAGTGTGCTATTGCGTTTGGCAATAAACTGCACAATCTCATCACCAAACGTTGCCAGCTCGTCAGTGGGTAGCCCTTCGCTGGCACTGAACGCCGCCATCATCGCGGCCTCAGATACACGCGGGGTCTTCGCCAAGGCCAGCCCGATAATCTGCTTTTGTGGCCCACGGCTCCAAGTAGTGGAAACCGGGATCGGTGCGCCATCGGGGAAAAGATCGTGCAACCATTGCGGCACGGCAATCGCGCCATGCAGGATGTCGCCGCGCAGTTCAACCGTTTGGAGTTCACCGAGCTTGCCATCGAACACGCTGCCTTTGTGTTCGGAGTCGATCGGCACGGGCTGAAACGCCGCAATGGCCTGCTTGGCTTCATCAGCCGTAAGCGCAAACTGTTTATCGGGATAGTCACCGAGCTTGAAGATCGGCCCACGCCGTACTACCGTCGTCATAGCCATGCTCCAATCATCAGACCGGGCGCATCCTGCACCGTAAAGTCCGCTATGCTCATCGCAATGCCCAGATCCGCCCATGATTTCGTGACCGGAATTGGCGCGCACCGTCCGCCGGGATGCTCATCAAACGGCGCGGTCAGCGGGTAGCGCGTGCCATTCTTTGCCGCGCAGATGTCGCAGGCCTTGCTATCTGCGCTCCACTCCCACATACCGACCACATCGCTATTGGCCTGATAGTTCGCCAGCGCCGCCGATCGGTATGCGTTCAGCGTCTCAGTCCTCGCAATCAGCTCCGCCCGCTTGTAGCCGCCCTCAAGCGCCCCGGCGAACGTGCGGGCAATCTGGCGTGGCCCATCGCCCGCCGCAAGCCCGCTCAGCAGCGCCTGACGCACCACGGCGGCCGTTTCTGGCGCGAGTGTGCCCAGTAGCGTAGAGAGCGGCGAACCGTCAAAAGCCCGCCCGACCAGTTGCTCGATCGCCTCGACTGGTACGCGATTCCATGTCAGGCTCACGCCCGCAGGTGCGCCCACGCCCGCCGTGATCTGCGCGTGCGTGTGCTCGCCAGCCAACAGCGCCGCATCGCGCTGCGCCTCGCTGATCAGCGCCGTGGACACGCGGGCGAACACGGCCAGCCGCGCATCGACCTGCTGAATGAGCGCGGGCAGCCGTGCCTGCTCAAACGCGCCGCCGTTGCGGGTCTGGAGCGCCGCCAACCGCGTGCGCAGATCGGTGGCTATGCCCGCGTAGGCGGCTTCCAGCGCGGCCTGTAGCTCGACCTCGCGCTGCATGAGCGCCGGGTCATCGAAGGGGTGCAGGTTGTTGGCAATGTCGGTCATAGCAACAAAAAAGCGGCAGACAATCGAGGGTTTCTCGACTATCTGCCGCTGCCTTATTCAGGGGGGGGCAATGGTTATGCGGTTGTCAGGTTGTTATTCCTGGATTACGGTATACCCGTTCATCCTCAAAAAAGTGATCAGTACCTGCAAGAACTGCTCTTCAGATTCGAACTCCGCATTGATCTCTACCGTGCTTTCGACGATTGTCAGCCGCCTACGTTGCGACAAGGCTACCATGATCGTACCAACAGGCTTGAACGAACTATCGGACATATCACGCGGCGTGCCGGGTACTGATTCAACGTTGAATAGGTGCTTCATGCCGCCGATGTCTCCCACTCCGCGATCTGTGCCGCCAGTGCCTTGCGCACCCGCGTACCGGCCTGCGCGTCCTGCCTTATCATAGGCGCTCTTGGCTTGGCGGAGGTAGTCATGGGATAGGTTGTACCGTTCAGCAACTTGCTTTAAGGTAATTTTACTTCCGGCGGCGCGGCTACGGTAGTACCACTCAATCGCCACATCAGCCGTGCTTACGATCTCTTCCCCGCAATGCGGGCAAATCATCGTTCTATCCTTGCACTGCGTCGTCGCTCGGCACGCGTTGGGCGGCTCGGCGGCAGGCCTAACAGCTTCTCCAGGCGCTCAGCTGCCGCAACATGGATGCGGTACGCTTCGAGCAGCGTGGCGCGTTCTGTATCTAGTATAGCACGCTCCGCAAGGGGCTGGCTAGTTTGTGTTTGCATTGTCATTTTCAGGTGCCTTGTCGTTCGGCGGCGGCTGCGTGGCGTCGGCGGGCGGAGCGATCTGTGGTGTACTCCCAGGGTCGCGCGCGGGCAGGTTCAGCAGCTCGTCAACCGCTGGATATTGGCTGGGGTCAAGGTAGCTCGCCTTCACCAGCGCGGCGATGGCGTTGGCGGTCGTACCGAAATCGACCTGCTCGACGTTGCCCAAGCTGACCTTTGGGCACAGCTCCTGCGCGGACTGCTCACCGAAGTTCAGGCGAATGATCTGTTGCAGCACATCGCGTCGGAGCATCCGCACGACGGCGCGCCGCCCCTGCCTGATGAGGGTTGTGAGCACGTCCTGATGCGAGCGCGCCGCCGCACGCGCCTGGTGCTGCCCTTCGCCGGTCGCGAGCGTCTGTGTCAGGATGGCCTTGCTAATCTGCCGGTCGTATTCATCAAAGGCCGACAGGAACGCGCGCCCCTCGCCTTGTGACTGCACAACCGTGACCAGCGACCCCGCCTGGAACGCCAGCGCCGCGCCGTTGCGCCATTGCGTCAGCGTGGTGACCATCTGCTGCTCAGGATAGACCAGCGGGCCGGGTAGAATGTTGCCCAGCCCATCGGTCGGCGGCGTAGCCTCGGCACCTTCGGGCGTAAAGCCGATCAGTCCAGGGCTGGCGAACTGCGCGAGATAGCGCAGATATTCCGGCCACGTCTGCATCTTGTTGTACCAGGCGGTGTTGGCGGGCCTGAGCAGGCTTGTGCCGCGCGGATCGTTGTCCTTCGGTCGGAAGGTCAGTACCGCGAACTTGGAGCGCGGCAGCAGGTTCTCAAGCTGCCCAGGGTCAGCAATCGCCAGCAGCGTACCCGTCTGCACCGGCACACCAGTGCCAGGGATGCGCGCAACGAGACCGAGCACGTTCAGGTAGGTATCCACGACGAACGCGGTTGAGCGGCGCGGCTTGACCTTCATCGACACGAGCCGCAGATGCTGCTGTCCGGTATACGTGCGCTCATCGCTCCAGTTCAGTTCCGCAACCTTGTTGCCGTAGGCGCACGCATCAAGCATGCCCCACAGCGTGTCGTCCATACTCGGATCGAGGTCGTTCAGCACCCGCTCGCAATATTCCAGCATCAGCTTGCTTTTGTCGTAGCCGTCCGCATCCTTGTCGCTGATCGCAGGCGCGAGCGCGATGCCCTCTTCCAGCACCGACGCTTTGTAGATCGTGACGCAGCTGCTGACCACGGCATCAAACAGCATGCGCTCGTAATAGTCATCGCCAAAGTCGGCGGTCAGGTCATCGAAAGCCCACGGCAGCGACCGTGCGTAGTTGGAATACCACGCCAACCCACTGCCTGCAACGTACTGACGGCGCGGATCGGCGGTGACCTTGCCGGTCGTGCCTGCGATCGGTGCAATGCTGCCGTTGGGGCTGCC